ATACACCCGGCAACTTTGGTAAAGACTATGTTACCCTCAAATTCCGCAATGGCTCACAATTTGACGTTGTTGGCGCCCTGGACTCTCAGCGTGGTGGTCGTCGACATGGCGGCCTAATTGATGAGGTGCGTGACCATGATGAAACTCCTATCAATGAAGTTGTTCTTCCTCTAATGAACGTTTCGCGCCGACTGCCCGATAACACAGTAAATGAAAAAGAGCCAAATCAGCAGCGAATATTCATGACATCTGCGGGCGTAAAAACATCGTTCGCATATGACCTTTTAATTGACGACTTTATTGACTCAATCATTCACCCAAAATCAACTTTTGTTTTTGGTTGTGATTATCGTGTTCCAGTTATTCATGGCCTACTTGACAAAACCTATATCAACAAACTTAAAACATCTTCTTCCTTTAAAGAAGAATCTTTTGCCCGAGAGTATGCATCACTTTGGTCAGGTTCTTCAGAAGAAGCATGGTTTAATTTTGATAAATTAACCAAATATAGAAAGATAAAAAACCCAGAAACGTCCGCAAAATTTAGAGCTAACTCTAACCAGTTCTACTTATTATCAGTAGACGTTGGTAGATTGAATGACCAAACTGTCTGTTGTGTTTTTAGAGTTAACGTATCTGGCGAGGGCAAATATTTTGCTACTCTTGTAAACCTATACGTCCTAGGCCGTCAGGCTGAGACAAAAACTTTTAATCGACAAGCAATCGAACTCAAACGCATCATCAAAAAATTCAATCCTCTAGAAGTTGTTATCGATACCAACGGTCTAGGTATTGGTTTTGCTGATGAAATGATTCGTGAACAAGTCGATGAATTCGGAAACATTTACGAGCCTCTAGGTTTCAAAAATGATGACGAATTCCTAAAAGTTCAACCAAAAGATGCAATGTGCATCCTGTATGGTATCAAAGCCAATGGACCTCTTAACTCCAAAATCCACGGTAATGCTTACACCCGCATAAATGGCGGCCTTGTTCGCTTCCTCATAAAAGAACAAGAAGCAAAGAATGCTCTATTATCTACCAAGGTCGGTCAGAAAATGACGGTCAAGCAACGCGTACAGCGTCTAATGCCGCATGAAATGACCACAAAACTTTTTGAAGAAATGGCTAACCTAAGACTACGCCGCACCGGTGTTTCTCTTGATATTGTCCTCGAACAAATTAATCCACGTTATCCAAAAGATAAATATTCAGCATTTGCTTATGGATTATGGCGTATTAAGGAACTCGAAGAAGAACAAAACAAGAGACGGCGCCGTCGTGGTATGTTCGACAAACGTTAGCTAGTTTTCTGTACTGGAGGAGTCTAAGATATGAGCGATACTAATAACATGGAACGACTTCATAACTTTGACCTCGCTTCTTTCCGGAAAGCTCAGGATGCTATGATTGCGACCAGCGCTAACTCCTATGGTAGTTATCGTGGTCACGAATATCGCGATAGAGTCCGAGACTACACAGAAGAAGAAGTAAAGAAAATAATTGAGAGTGGTTCGCTGTTTGCGCAGCAAGCTTTATCTCGTAATTATTTCAAAAAAGATGGTTTTTATAAATAGTTGATTCTACATTATGCAACCTTGCTAAAATACATTGGAATTTTAATTCCTAATCCAACACCGGGTAAGAGTCTCTCCACATCTCATATCTCAAAAAGATATTTTCAAGCGTTGGATTTTGTAGATAAGATGAATTTACAAACTGTCTTAGTTGATTGGGCTTAGAAGATATTGGTTAATGGATGTTACTATGGCATCTTGGTCAATAATGATAAGCTGAACTTCTGCGTCTTAGACTTGCCCGTCGCTTACTGTACAACCAGATTTAAAGATTATGCTGGCAATGATATTATTGAATTTGATGTTTCTTATTTCAATAGTTTAGACAAAGACTCGAAGAAAGCAGCGCTAGCTGCTTATCCCGACTTTATTGTCAAAGCCTATCGCCGCTGGAATGTTGGCAAGTTGAAATCAAAATGGGTGGTTATTCCTTCTGATATTGGAATTTGCTTCCCTATGTTTGATGGTTGCCCATTCTTCATTCATGTTATTCCTTCTATAATTAAATATGGTGAAACAGTAGAAACTGAGCAGGAAAGAGACAAAGAGGAAATCAGAAAAGTTATAGTTCAAAAGATACCTCATTTAACTGATGGCCGCTTGCTATTTGAACCAGATGAGGCTGTTGAAATTCACAATGGCGCAGTTGGTATGGTAAGAAATAATAAGAATACCAGTGTGTTAACTACTTATGCTGATGTGGATGCAATAGTGTCTAAAGCTTCTTCAGAAAATAGTGGCACTGTGTTAGAAAAAATGCAACAAAACATTTACAGTTAGGCTGGAATCAGCAGCGAGATATTCGCAGCTACGGGCGGCAACACGACCGAAACGTCATTGAACTTCGACACTGCTGTAATGATGAATTTGGCAAATAAGTTTGCTAAGTTTGTAACTAATATAGTAAATGTTGAGTTTGCGAACTCTAATATCAATTTCAAATATACCATCTTACCAATTACCCACCATAATGAAACCAAGTATATTGATAATAGCTATAAGTTAGCAACTGCTGGCTATAGTTTAATTGTCCCAGCTCTCGCGCAAGGGCTTACTCAGCGCGACTTGGTAAATGTTAAGGATTTGGAGAATGATGTTTTGAAGTTAACCGAGAAACTAATTCCTCCTATTACTGCTTTTACACAAGATGGTGAAAGTGGAGGTAATGGGCGCCCCACCAAAGAAACTGGTGAGAAAAAGGATAAGACCCTTGAGAACGAAAAGTCTATAGAAAAGTCAAAAACGCAAGGAGGCTCTGAATAATGTTTGATGAAAACATTGGTTTAGAATTTCCCGTAACTGTTTATGGCAATTTAGAAAAATATAATGAGACCATTTCTAAAGGACGTTGCCGCATTTTTTATAAGTACGGCAACCGAAATGGTACTTATATAACCGATGAGTTTGCAGAAAAATTGCTTTCAACCGTTCCTTATGCGCCCGTTAAGGGTATTTATGAGGGAGATGAGGGTGATTACACCGACCATGGTAAAGCTCGCAGTCAAGGTAGAATTTATGGTATTGTTCCAGAAAATCCTAACCTCAGCTGGGAGGACCATGAAGATGAAGATGGCGTTGTAAGAACTTATGCTTGCGTCGACGTTTTGATTTTCACTGGTTTATATACCGAGGCTAATGCAATCGTTGGCAAATCTCAATCTATGGAAATTTATCCTCCATCTATTAAGGGTGCTTGGAAAATTATCAATGGTAAAAAATATTATGTTTTTGAGGAAGGTCATTTTTTAGGACTTTAGGTTCTGGGTGATGCAGTTGAACCTTGCTTTGAAGGCGCTGCTTTCTTCGCCTTGTATCAAGACCTAAAGAGAATGGTTGACCAAATTCAAGAATACAATCTAAATGGACATAACGGAGGGAATACTAAGATGCTTAATTATAAGTTATCTGATAACGCCAAGTTTAATGCTCTGTGGAGTCTGCTAAACGTCAACTACACTGAAGCTAATAATTGGCTGATTGAATATGATATTTGCGAAATCTATGATGACTATGCAGTCGTGAGAAATTATTCCGAAGGTTGCTTCGAGAGAGTTTATTACACTAAGAACGACGAAACTGATTCAGTAGAGTTGGGAGAGCGCGTTCGCTGCTACATTATGGATGTAAGCGAAGCTGAAAAGAATGCTCTAGATGCTCTTCATGCTATGAACGAAGGCACCTACGAGAAGGTAGATGAAAACTACCAGGCCGCTAAGGATGCTGCTGAAACTGCCGCTAATGACTTGGCTGCTAAGGTTGAAGAGTACAACGTCCTATCTGGAACTGTTGAAACTCTAACAACTGAAAAATCAAATTTTGAAACCAAAATTGGAGAGTTGGAAGAAAGCATCTCCACTTTAACTACAGAGAGAAATGATGCGCAGACTCAGCTAGATGCTGCTAATAACACTATTACCACTCTGACTGAGGAAAATGCTTCTTTGAATTCTTTCAAAACAGAGATTGAAAAAGAGCAAAAGCAGGCTGTCATTAGTAAGTATAGTGAACTGTTGGATGAAGATGTGTTGAACACTTATTCTGAAAATCTAGACAACTACACCGCTAAGGACTTGGATAAGGAACTGGCTTATGAGCTTGTTACTGCAAATCAATCTGTATTTACTAATGGCAGCAAGGGCCAGGCATACATTCCTAAGGAAGAGCCTGCCATGAGCGGCCTAGAAGAAATTCTATCTAAGTATAAGAAGAACTAATTGGAGGTTTTACAATGGCTCTAAAGAGATTTATTATCGATGGATTCGGCCAGCTGGAATTGAACCAGGTTGCCTTCCCTCGTGATGGTCGTATCGAAGCACAGTGTGCTTTGGGCGAAGATTTCGCAGAAGTACCCGCTGAGAACGGTATGCTTCTAGCTGTTGACAATATCAATCGTATTGTCAAGTTCCCTGTTGCCGGTGAAAAGTTCCCTATTGCTTTGAACTACAGCACCGAGCATATGTATGATGAAAGATACCAGTCTTTGAAGAACTTCAACATCAAGAAGGACGAAAAGTTTGGTTATTTCTATCCCCGTATGGGTTATCTATCTGTACAGGATAAGTTCACCACCAACTGCCTATGCTTCGACACCGACGAGTTCGCTGATGAAGAGGCACTGATGGAAGCTTATAAGCCTGAGAATTTGAAGGCTGCTCCTCTGTATGGTGGTATCTCCGAAATGGGCGCTATCAAGGTTTCTAAGACTGCTCCTACTGAGGGTCCTGTTCTGATGGCTGCTCTAGGCACTGGCGCCGGCTCTATGCCTGATGGTCAGTTCGCTATCAAGTTCCATGTTGTTGCAGACTAATCAAGGAGGTATTGTGTAATGGCTACTATTAAAGAACTAAAAGAGTTGGCTCTGCACGCTGTCCGTGGTACTGCTCCTGCTAACTACACTGCTGAGACCGTTGATGAGGCTCTGCGCGGCGAACTAGCTGCTATGTGTGATTCCATCAACAACTTCCAGCGCAATAAATATGATATTTTTGAAATTTTGATTACCGCTGCTGATGAAGTCGTTCCTAAGAAGGCTTTTGAGGTTATGGGTATGTTTGCTGAGATCAAGAACGTTCCTCAGGGTCAGAAGGCTCTGTTCCGTGTAAAGGGTCTAGGCAAGGACCGTGCAAAGAAGTTCCTAACTCGCGTTGGTCTATCTGGTCTTTACGAGACCTTCCGTCTAGATAACGAGACCTTCGAACTAGGCGCATACGCAATTGGTGGAGCTGCTAGAATTGACTTCGAGCGTTTCCTAGATGGCGCTGATAACATGGCTGACCTGATGGAAATCGTTACCGAAGGTTTGACCGACGCTGTATTCGGTGAAGTTCAGAAGGCTTTGATTGCTGCTAAGGATGCTGTTGGTCGTCCTGATGCTAACAAGGTTATTTCCGATAAATTCGAGAGCGACAAGATGTTCAAGCTGGTAAGTGTAGTTAAGGCTTACGGTGGTGCTGCTGTTATCTTCGCTCCTCCTGAGTTCGTTGGTGAAATGGGTCCCGATGCTATAGTTCCTGTTAGTGTTGCTGGCCAGCAGGCTGTTTACCATCCTAACGACATTGAGGCTATCTATAGAACTGGTTATGTGAATGTCTTCCGTGGCACTCCTATCGTTCAGATTCCTCAGTCCTTCATTGACCAGAAGAACGACAGAACTTGGATTAATCCTCAGTTTGCTTACGTTCTACCTGCTGGTAAAGAGAAGGTTGTTAAGATTGTCTTCGAAGGCGCTACTCAGATGTGGGATTTCATCAACCGTGACCAGTCTATCGAAATCCACACCTACAAGAAGATGGGTGCTGCTATCATGACCCACCACAATTGGGGTATCTATCAGAATACCAGCATTCCTGACACTTCCGATTTCCCCTACGGTATCTAAGTTTTTTCAAGGGGTGAGTTTACTCACCCCTTTTATTTTAATTTGAGTTAAAAGGAGAGTTCTATAATGAATGATAAAGTAATGGTTACAAGTATGGTCGGTGGCACTGTTAGCGCTTCTTCTCTGGAGCACAGAGTTTGGAATAAGAAGGGTCAGAAGTTACCTGTAAGTAAAGATGTTCTGCGCGAAGCTATTTACGAGCCTGGCGTAGAATATATGTTTAAGAATGGTATTCTATATATTGATGATATGGAGTTCAAGATTGAACTTGGCTTGGAAGCACCTGGTACTGAAACTCCCACTGAAGTTTTACCTGTTGATGACAAGTATTTAAATCGTGTCTTGAAGTTAATGCCAGTATCTGAAATGAAGGCCTCTATCGATAAAATGAGTATTGTTCAGAAGCAAGAATTAGTTGATTATGCTTCCAAGCAGAATGACATCTAGCTAGACCGTCTAGCTATTGTTTCTGAAAAATGTGGTGTTGATGTTTTAAAAACTATTGAATTGAACAGACAGAAGGAGGTATAATATGACTCCTTTTAGTAAGGTTTATGATGCTTTCTTGTCAAGAATCCTTGAGGATGAGTGGTAGCATTGGATGATGGAAGAAGCCAAACAAGATTGGTTTCAAATTATGACCAACGCTTTATCTTGGTTTAAATTTCCAAGAGTTTCTTTAGAATACGATGAAGAAGGTTTTGTAGACGATTTAAACAATGAAGAAATCCAAATTATAGCTGATTTTATGAAGTGTGAATGGTTGAATCGCTGTATCATGACCTGGGAAAATGTTAAGCCCTTATATGAAGAAAGAGACTTTTCTTAGGCTAATTTGCTTGATAAATTAAATAGTCTTTATAAGGCTCAAGAGGAGAAAGCGCGTTGGCGCGAAGCGACTTATTATCGCTCTAGAAAGGGTAAACCTTTCGATTTCTCTAAGTTGGCAGGTGGTAATTAATGGATAAGCAGATTAAAGAGGCTTATAACAACAAACTAAAAAGCAAACTATTCGGTTTGCTCTGTGAGAGAGAGAAGGGGCGCGATTGGGAGAAATTTCTCGATTCAATCTTGATTGAACTTATGGGATATAGCGAAGAAGAAAAGACCATCAACTACTACACTTTATATCACAAGTTATCTACTTTGAAATATTTAAGATACGAATATTTCAGAGGAGTTATTTTTGATTGTATGGATTTGATTTCAAAATGAATTATTTTGAAGATGTTTATTTAAAGCGTTTAAATCGTTATGGATATGATTACCAAAGTCGTGTTCAAGCATAGCGCGAGTAGGTTTTTGAAGGCTTGTTATTAAAGAGCATTTATAGAGTGGATTTTGTTTATGATAATGAAATGCATCCTGGCCTATTAGAAAGATACAAGCAAGATGAAACTGAAACTATGCAATATTTGCTCACTAGAGTGGGCCTTAATATGCCTAGCGGGACTGTATTAATGATTCCCGATAAAGATATGAAAGAATAGCCTTGGCTTGTTTATTGGTTGGAATCCATTAAAGCTAGTGGATATAATCGATATATCGTTTTAAAAATGACACATTTTATTACTTGGCGCGATCGTAGTGATATCGAGCGTTCTACTTGGTGTTATCTATATGGCCAAGAAGATAATATGTTAAAAGACGAAATCAGGTCAAGAAGTCGCTCTGACGTTATCTATGCTGAAAATTTAAAATCTAGTTTCTTTGTATGTCCTACGAATGAATTTATTCGTAAAGATGATTATATGGAAATTGGAGTTGGTACATTAAAAGAAGCTTATCGAGTAACAGGCTATGATATTATTTCAACTCCTGGAATTGAATATGTCACTGTAGACCCTGCTTATTTGAGAGACCACTCTGAGCCACCAATATAGAAAGAAGGAGACGACCCGGCTGCATTCTTCTGGTTAAATGGAGGCGTTGAATAATGGGCGTTAGAAATTGTCGAGAAATAGGTGAAAACTTATAGAAAATAGTCCAGCGACTTATGGCCAATGATAGATTAGTAAATTTATTATACTATACCGACAAAGACCCTCTAAGTCAGCCACATTTAACTTAGGAGCAGAAAAAAGAACTAATCTTTGAAAAATTGATAAAACTGACTCCAAGAATTGGTCCAAAGGAAGATGCAAAATCCATTATAGTGATTAAAGCAGTTAGGGCTAACAAATTAAATAGTAATACTGAATTTAAGGACGTAAAGATTCAAGTTGAGGTAATAGTGCCGTTAACTCAGTGGTTTATTAAAGATGTTAATTTGCGCCCATATCTTATTTTAGGTGAAATAGAAGAATCATTAAATGGAAAAACAGTAAATGGTTTAGGAAAAATGACTGGCGGAGATTTTGATACAAACTTTTTTACTGATGAAGTAAGCGATTTCGAACAAACCTTTTGGATAACTTCTTATGAGTAAAGAATTATTTTTTATTGGCGCGCCGGTCCAATTCAAAACTGGTGTTTAGATATATCCGCCAACATTGAAAGAAGTTATAACAAACTAGGGATATGGAAATTATTTAAGAGTATTGACTTACTCTCAAGAAGAAATAGAAGATATTTTTGTTAAAGAGAAAAAGGATTTGTCTAGCTTTCCAACTCCAATTGAGTTTTTATTGAATAATTGTTACCATAATGCAGATTATGAAAGAATTTGCAAAGAAGCTTTTAAGTTTTTCTTAAAAACAGATGTTGACTTTTTGTATGATAAAAAACTTATTTTAATTGGTAAGATAGAAGATGTTCTTAAAAACATTCGATCCTTAAATGACTTAGTTGTAATATCCGAAGCTGAGTTCTTTGATTTTTAGAATCTAATTCGTTTAGCTACTGATTAGAAACCAGTTGAGCCGCCTAATCCGAATGAACATCCTAGAATTAAAGCAATGAAAGCTAAAGCTCGTTACAGAGATAAGATTAAAGCTAAACAAGCAGCTAAAACTGGAATTACACTTTTTAGTACAATGGCTTCAATTTGCTGTATGGGCATTGGATTGACTCCACTTAATATCGGAGAGATAAGTTATGTGTCCATGTAGGCTATTTTGAATCAATATCAGACTAAAGAAAAGTATGAGATTGATATTGATAGTTTACTTGCTGGCGCAGACTCAAAAAAGATTAAACCCAAATATTGGATTAGAAATTTGGAAGAATAAAATAGGAGGCTTTTAAATGGCTAATATTCTTGATAGATATGGCATTAAGGAAGTTGCTGACGTAACCTTCTACGAGCTAAGCAACACTGGTATGCCTACTCATCCAGTTCTATACCTGGATACCTTGAAAGTTTCTACCATTGAGCAGACTGCTGAAGAAGCCGAAGCTCGCGGTGGTAAGGGTAACGCTGCTCTAATCGCTTGGGACTACGGTAAGGAAATCAACGTCACTCTGGAAGACGCTCTGTTCTCTGCTAAGTCCATGGCTATTATGTTCGGTAATGGTACTGTTAAGGATTTTGATTCTAGCAAAAATACTGAAACCGACGCTAATGCTGACTTCATTATGAAAACTATTCAGATTGTTCCTACTGAGAAGGGTAAGGACCCTAACGCTGATGCAGATGGTAAGTCTTGGTGGATTGGTCCTGACGGCAAGAAGTATGAAATGCTAAATGCAAAGTATTATGATGCAAAGGGCACTGCTATTGCAGCAACTGCAATGGAAGTTGGTCAGAGATATCTATGCACTTTTGACTTGAAGGCTACTGGTGCAGTTATCGAAGTTTCTGGTAACAGTTTCCCTGGCACCTATTATGTTGTTGGTGATACTTTCGCTCGTTCCGAAGCTTCTGGTAACGACGAAATGTTCCAGTTCATCATTCCTAAGGCTAAGGTTACTTCTGAGAATACTATCACTCTAGAGGCTGAAGGCGATCCTTCTGTCTTTAATATGAGTTTGAAGGTTTTGCGTCCTGCTGACGGTATTATGATGAAGCTGATTAAGTATGAGCTAAGTGGTGGCGATGATGTTGCTACTGATGCAGCTGCTAAGTTGGTTCACAACCACGTTTTGACTGAAGTAGCTGCTGGCTAATAAGTAAATAAGAATTTAGGAGGATGGCAGGTGTCATCCTCCTTTTCTTTTTAAGGAGAAATTTGGTATGAAAGTTTTATATTTATAATTTATTCTTTTTACTTAAATATAGAGGTGAGAGAATGATTGGTTTTATTTATAAATACACAAGTCCTAGTGGGAAATCATATATAGGACAAACAATAAAAACGGTTGAACAAAGAGCTAAATATACTGGAGAAGGATATAAAAAATGCCCAGTTTTTTATCAAGCAATTTTAAAATATGGTTTTGAAAATTTTACTTGTGAAATTTTAGAGTAGATAGAGGCACAAACTAAACAAGAACTAAAAGAAAAATTAAATATATTAGAGCAAAAATATATAATTCAATATAGAACCTTGGCGCCATTAGGTTATAACATTCGCTCGGGTGGAGAATCAGATTCTTGTTTTTCTAAAGAATCTAAGGTATGCGCTACGGGTTCTTAGCATTTTAATTGGCGTTCTGATTTAGACGAAGAAAAAATACGTCAATTATATGAATCTGGTTTAACTTTAAAGAATATTTCTGAATATACTGGTATATCAAAAGGAACAATTAAGCGTCATATATAGGATATGGGCATTTTAAAAGAAAAAAAATATAATCAACCAGTAGTAAAAATAGATAAAAATGGTAATATTTTAAAGAGGTGGGAATCAGCTTCTGAGGCAGAACGCGATGAAGGCAAAGGTAAAAATTCTATCGGAAGATGCTGCCGAGAACGGAGACGCCCATATAAAGGTATTACTTATCGTTTTGAAGGAGAGAGTTTGTAATGGATAATAATGAGTTTGGCTTAAAAGAGTTGACTGACATCACCTTAAAAGCTACTTATCCTATAGAAATGGCTGGTCGAAAATTCGAGCCAGGTGAGGTTGTGGCGCGATTTGATAAAATTCAAATTGCTAACTTCAAAGAAATTACTTCAAGAGTTAGCGCCAATGGTGGTTATGATAATCGCGCTCATGTGATTTGGGAGGACCCAAAAGAAATTCAATTAAATTTTACCCAAGGAATTTTTTCTGCTCGTTAGTTTGCACTATTGTGCAATTCGCGCCTTGTATATTAGCATCCAGAAGAATGTATATTAGTACCAGTTCATTTTAAAGGTGAAACTAATGAACATGGTTTAATTGAAGTGGGTAAGACTAACATTTCAAATGTTTTTGTATATGATGCAAAAACTTTTGAGAGAATTATTCCAACAGCAATTGATTTGGAAAAAGGCAAAATTATGGTTGAGCGACCTTTCACAGATATAGAAGTTGATTTTGATTATTGTTATCAAAATGGAGGAACTTCTTGTTATCTTGGCCGCAAACTGATTGAGGGTTATCTTCAACTTGAAGGTAAATCAAGAGTAAAAGATGATATAACTGGTAAAACTCGCACTGCGATTTTACGAATCCCACGATTAAAGTTAGTATCTGATTTAACAATGCGTCTAGGACGTGAGGCTACTCCGGTATTGGCGAATTTCAATGCCATTGGTTTACCTGTGGGTGGAAAAGGAAGCAAAAAGATTATGGAATTGCTTTTTCTAAACGATGATATAGATGCAGATATGTAAGTAAGTCAGTATTAGCTCTTGTGGGCTAATACTGATTTTTTGTTTATGTGAGGTGTAGTGAATGGCTGACAAAAAGATAAACTTGGAGTTTTAGGCTAAGGTTTCAACTGATGTTGGCAATGTAAAAACAATTATAGCTAATCTAAAAAATGAATTAGGAAAACTTTAGATTCCTGCTGGCGCGACTAAGGGATTTGAGCATAGTTTAAATAATTTAAACAGAGAAGTGCAAGAATTTGAAGCTTTATTGGCTGGCGGAGTTAGTTCTTTAAATGATACTCGCAAATTAGAAACTTCTTGGAAAAGAGTTACTACTATTTTAGATACCATTGGTGTTTAGATTAAGGATTTAGGACTGGCAGGCGATAAAATTTTCCCCAAGTCTGTAACCACTAATATTGAAAAAGCCAATAAAGCTATGACTGCATATCAGCAAAAAGTGGCTGCTATTAGAGAAACTCAAGAGTTCAAAGATAAGTAGGCAGGTCAAAGCGAAGCAGTAACCAAGCGTAATTAGGCTCAAGCTAATTTAGCCAGAGAAGAAAAAAGACTAAGAGATTTGTAGGTAGAATATGATTCAAAGAAGGCGGCCTGGGATAAAAACCGTGCAACGGAATATGCTGCATAGCAAAGTGAGATTGCTGAATTAACTACCAAAATAAATTAGTAGACTGCTGCGCTTGAATAGCAAAAAGAAGTTCAAAAGCAACTTGCTCAGCAAGGAGTTGTGACCCAAAAGGGCGAAATAACTGATAGACATTCTAAAGCATTTCCAAAAGTAGACGCTGAAATTGCTAGACTTAAGGAAGCAAAAAGAGTCGCAGATGAAGCTAAAAAGGCGGCTGAAGCTGAAGAAGAAGCAGCTAAAAAGGCTTAGTCTGTAGCACGCGGAAAAGTCACTAAAGCAAAGAATAAGCATGGCGAAAACAGTAAGGAAGTAAAAGAGGCCGGTGCTGCAAAAGTAGAAGCTGAAAATCGTTATGCTGAAGCTCACAAAAAGACCCTTGAAGCTATTACTTAGGTAGAGCAGGCAGAAAAGGACCTATAGACTGCTCAACAAACAAAAGCTGATTTATAGAAAAAGTCTTAGGAAGCCGAAAATAGCAAATCTTAGGTAGACGCTATTACCAAATAGAAAGAAGCCTTAGAAAAGCAAAGAGATGCTTTATAGACTAGCACCCAAGAGCATGAGAGATACAAGGCAAGTTTGGATAGAACTGAAAGTGCGCTAGAAGATTAGAAAACTAAGGTTGAAACTTATCGAACAGCGCTTAGTACTGCTACCACAGAAGTGCAGCGTTTTGACGCCGAATTAGAACAATTAGAATTAGATGGCTCCAAAACAGAATGGGAAGAGATAGTCCGAGTAGTAAAGGAATTTACTGGCGTTGACCTATCTGGATTCCAAGGAGATATGTCTAAAGTAACTTCCATACTTGAGCAATATAAGATGGGAGAGATTTAGAAATCTCCTGAAACTATGAAGAGACTTGCGGCGGAACTGCAAAAAGTTATTGCTCCTGCTTAGGGTACTAAGCAAGCGATAAATGGGCTTTCTGAAGAATTTAAAGAGCTTAATCGCGCAGAATAGGACATGGAGAGATTGAAGAACTAGGTTCTTGATTTCTTCTCTTTAAGTAATGCCATTCAGATTTTCAAAAATGCCATTCGTGATGCTTTTGAAACTGTTAAAGAACTTGATGCAGCTATGACTGAAACTGCGGTAGTTACCGATTTCTCTGTTGGAGATATGTGGGATAAACTACCAGAGTATTCTGAATAGGCTACTTAGTTGGGTACTTCTATTAAGAGTTTATATGAAGCAACCACACTTTACTATCAGCAGGGCTTGAAAACCGAAGCAGCTATGGGCGTTGGTATTGAAACCATGAAGATGGCGCGAATTGCCAATATGGATGCTGCGGCAGCAACTGAGGCTATGACTGCAGCATTGCGTGGTTTCAACATGGAAATCAATGAAACTAGTGCAACTCGTATTAACGATGTTTATTCTGAGCTGGCAGCTATTACTGCTTCTGACACAGAGCAAATTGCAACTGCTATGTCCAAGACTGCTTCCATTGCAGCATCTGCTAACATGGAATTTGAGACTACTGCGGCTTTACTAGCACAAATTATTGAAACCACTCAGGAAGCACCAGAAACTGCTGGTACTGCAATGAAGACTATTATTGCTCGTTTTACTGAGGTTAAGCAATTATTTAGTGAAGGTATGCTAACTGGTGAAGACGGTGAAGGCGAAGAGATTAATATCAATAAGATTGATGCTGCTTTAAAGACTGTTGGTATTTCTCTAAAAGACTTCTTAAATGGCACTAAAGGTATTGATGATATTTTCTTAGAACTAGCTTCTAAATGGAATAGTCTTGACCTAGCAACTTAGCGTTATATTGCTACTACTGCGGCTGGTTCTCGTCAACAGTCCCGTTTTATTGCTATGATGAGTAATTATGACCGTACCATGGAACTTGTTGAGGCTGCTAATAATAGCGCTGGAGCAAGTTCTGAGCAATTTGGTAAAACACTAGAAAGTTTAGACGCCAAGTTACAGAAATTACAAAATGCTTGGGATACATTTACTATGGGTTTGGCTAATAACCAAGCTATTAAAATTGCGGTTGATATGCTAACTGGCTTATTAAATATTGTTAATGACCTAACTGGCGCTTTGGGCAATGGCATTAGTGCGATATTAAAATTAGGCGCTGCTTTCGGCGCAATGAAGCTAGGTAAATCCTTCCTAGGTGCCTTGACCATTGGTTTAAATCCTAAAAATGATACTTCTACTCTACAAGCTTTGGGTATGGAGTATACGAATTTAGGAAAAGCAGCAACAGAAACTTGGGAAAAGATGAAGGCTAATAAGATAGGTAATTGGACTTCTGGTATTAGCGCCATGATTGGTCTTGTTGCAAAATTAACGGCGGAAGTTGGTAAACAAGCTGGATGGAATAAGCAATGGACTAATAGCCTAGAAACTGTTGCTACTGCCGCATCTACAGCAGCAGTTGCAATTCAATTCCTAAATATGGTAGGCTTGTCTAATCCATATTTTGCTATCGCGACGGCAATACTAGCTCTTGGTTATGCCATTTATAAAATAACTAGTGATATTAGCCATGCAAAATCTATTGAAGGTTAGATTGAAGCAGCAGAAGAACAAACTAGAGCTGCTGAATCTGCGGCTAATGATGCGCGAGAAGCCTATATGAATTTATTCAATATGGGCAATAGCTATACAGATACTCAGGAGAGATTGGCTGAATTAACTGAGGGTACTGAAGAATATACAAGAGCTTTAATAGACGCCAATAATCAAGTTTTAGCTATGATAGAAGCATATCCCGGCTTGTAGAAATATTTGAGAATGACTAATGGTGTGCTTTCTTTCGATGAGAGGGGCTACCAACAATACCTGGCTGACTTGGAGTCTGGAACTGTAAAAACACAAACAGCTACAATTGCAGCTAGAGCCAGTGAGGCTCAATTAAGATATAAAGAGAAATAGCAAGAAATTAGCATTGATTTTACTAATTGGATTAGTAATGAAAGCAACCATTCAGTCGAAGATTTAGATAAGATATTTGAGTTTTTTAGCTATGGAGCTATAGGTTTGGATTATGGCTCTTCTATTTTGGCGCTTCGTCTTTAGGAAGCTGGCAACTTAGAGGGAGGTCTGGCCGCCTATGCAAATCAATTTAACATTCCAGAAGAAACTTTACAATAGTTTAGCAGCTTTATTACTGAAAAATGGACTCAATCTGCAGAAGGATAGAGCTATTTTAGCAGATTGGAAGAATCACGATACAATGTAGATTCTTTGAATAATTAGATGGCTCGAGATATCGTTGATAACAGCATTATTTCAGACGAAGGAACTGAAAGTGTTATTGCAAAAATAATAGCAGATAAAATTGCTGTTGGCGATGAAGTTTAGTCCGAAGTCGACCTTATTAAAGATAAAAACTTAGAACAATTACAAGAAATGTATAAAGAAGTCTTTGGTATTGATTTTAGCTTAGTTGCTGATTCTTATATGACCGATGGAGAAGTTGATAGAGAAAAAGTAATAAATGCTATAGCGACAGAGCGTGCGCGGTCTACTTACGCTAATCAGGCTAAAGACTTAGAAGCTGGAATAGAATAGTATTTCAAAGCTAATCCAGACAATTCTGATACTTTTAAAGCTTTGCTAGCTGGCGAAACCAATGATGGAAATATCATTGATAAAATTCTACAGATGGGCGGAGATTCTGGAAAGCTTTCTGTAGAAAAAATCTTGGGTGAATTTGATATAGATGCTTTAGCTGAGATTTTAGATACGGATGCTGAAAATATAAAAACTTAGCTTACTGTATCCTTAAATAAATTTGCTAAAATGAGAGTTTAGCTAGTTCAAGATGTGGCTGGCAAACTTGCTGAAGGCGGATTGTAGAGAGACGCTGCTTTGCAATATGCGAATAAGCTTACCTTTGAAAATGCTACTTACTTAAACGAAGTTGCTTCAGCTTTGTAGCAAGGTTTAGGTGAAGGTGGATTAACCGCACTTAATACTATGTTGCAAGAGGGATTAAGCGAACATTTCTTTGCTAATCAAAAAGAAATTTCTGAAGTAATAAATAGCATCAATTTTAACAATCCTATTCAAGCAGTTGGATAGCTAACGAGAGCATTTGAAAATGGTTCTGATACCATGAAAACTTTCGTTAATAACATTCTAGCTATTAATCAAAGTACCTTAGGTCTTAGCGCACAATTTAAATATTTACTAACTACTGCTGAATTTGGTGAAATCAAAGATGACATTGCTGATATGGTTAAAGAAACCGGCCGTGTCGATGCCAAGGGTATTACCGAGTTGGCTGAAGAATGTGATTATTTAAATGATATTATGGAACAAACTGGTATAACTGCTGAAGGCATGGCCAAAGCTCTAACTATGTTAGAAGATGGCACTTTAGAGGTTAATCAATTAACAGACGCAGTTTTGGCTAGTTTTAAGGCTTTTGATGGTCTTGAATCTATAATTTCTAGTGTTCATTCAAAGTTTGAAGATTTTGACACCACTGATCGGCAAGGCGAAATTCAAGATTTCGTAAATAGTGCGGCAGAATAGGTTAAAGAAAGCGTTGAGATGGGCGCTTGGGGTAATGAGTTAACTTTTGACTATTTAGCTGAGCTATTTGGTACCGACTTTGTTGACGCTGCAGCAGATGATTTACGTGGTGCTATTGAAAAATATAATGCCGTTCTTTAGGAATTAGGAACTGGCAGTATGTCTGCTGTTTTTGAACGATTAGCAAGAGGCAAAGACGTTTTAGGTAATACTATTAAGGGTGCTACTGGCAGTTTGCAAGAAGGATATACTTACACAGATGAAAATGGTAAATCTTTCTCTATGCAGGAAACTGAAGGTATGTTAACTTTAGATGGTTATCAAAACTTCTCTTCTTCTGTTGAATTCGTTGACTTTTTAGCCAATACCGCTGGAATGAGTGAAGCAGGTGCAAAAGCTGCTCTTGCATGGTGGAGCAATTATTCTACTGATATGAGAGAATATTTTGCTAAAGCTGACGAGCAAATAGCAAGAACAGAATTTATTGAAGCTTTAGGCGGTGTAGTTGACCAAAGTGAAATTGATGCTTATGCTAGTATTTGGAATTTAACAACTGAATAGGTAGAAGCATTAAATGCAGAACTGGCTGAGGCATAGATTAGAGTTACCGATTTTTATGAAGAAAGTGGAAAGTTAAAAAAGACTGAAGATATTATGAGTTCTGTCGCCGAAGCCATGGCCGAGGATGGCCGCTACGGTGGCTTGGAAAGAGTAGTAGGTGCCGCTTATAAAAAGGTTGACGGAATAACTCAAATTGGAGAAAATATTTAGCTTCTCAATTTAGATAGTTTGTTTAACTATTTGAGAGAATATAAAGTGCCAGAAGGTGCTTGGGATGGAATCATTGAATAGTTAGCAGAAGGCGCTGATTAGGTTACTCAAACAATTTAGGGACATCCTATTACAGTAGATATTACTCCAGATATGTCTGTAGCAGATATCAATGCTGAATTACAGAACGAGCTACAAAGATAGTTATGGAGAGAATAGGCAGAAATTCAGGCTTAGGTTTATGGTGAATTGGAAGTCGCGCCAACATTAGACGAAACTGCTTATAATTCAGTTCAATCTTCAATTGATAAATTAACTACAACTCGCTATGCGAAAGTTGTTGTTAATGAAGTATGGGGAAGTCGTGTTGATAGAACAAGTACAACAACCACTACAGTTACTGTCCCAGCAGGAAATAGTGGATATAGTTCTACCGCTTAGAAATATTTATCAGATAGAGGATATATTTCTGTGGCATCTGGTACTAAAAGTGCGAAAGGCGGAATTTCTCTGCTGAGTGAAGAAGGAGTAGAAATTGTTTGGAACAAAGAAAAAGGCTATTCTTATATTACCGGTCAGAATGGGCCCGAATTCTAGCGTCTGAATCCTGGCGATCAAGTTTTCAACGCCAAAGACACAAAAAAGATTCTCAAAAATGGAATTAATCCAACTTATGCTAGTCATGCTTCTGGAACCTTCCAAAGCAATGCAACTTCAGTACCAGTTGGTGCGGGTAAAAACCCAATTTCAGGCGGCTCAGGTGGTAACGCATCTGAGAAGGAAGAAGACAAGTGGGAAAATCCGTTCGACAAACTCTATAATCTAGTCCGCAAAATCGACGAAGAGCTTCGTCAGCGCGAGCGCATCGAACGCCGCTACGAAAAGCTTCTCGAAGACATTGGTGTAAGCGCCAACAAAATCGTAGCAGTTACGGCAGAAGAACTGGTCCAGCTAGAGCGCGAGCGTATGCTGCAAGAGCAACTTATCTCTGGTCGTAGATATCAAATCCAGCAATTCCAAAATGAAAACCCAGACCTGACAGGCTACGCCAACGTCGTTCAAAATGAACGTGGCGAAGACGTCCTGCGTATCAACTGGGACCTGATTAATGGTATAACAGACCCAGATCAAGGTCAGCGTATCGAAGACTATGTAAGTCAGCTTGAGGAATGGTTTGATGATTTGCAAGAAGCCGAGGACGCTCTGTGGGACATTGAAGATGCCGTAGATGAAATCAAAGAGCGCGGCAAAGACTAGTACTTCGAGTTGGAAGACATGATAAAGGATGCTTTAACATAGAGTTATCAAGAGTAGATTGATACATTGACTGAAATCAACAACTCCATTAATGACACAAATGCCTCTCTGTTAGATGCAATTCAAAAATCTGTTGACAAGCAGCGCCAAGACCGTGAGAATGAGCGCACTGAAGATGAGCTTGCTGAAAAGCAACGTCGTTTGATGTATCTACAACAAGACACATCCGGCGCGAATGCAATGGAAATTTTGAGATTGCAAGATGAAATTGCACAAGGTCAAGAAGACTACACTGATACTTTGATTGACCAAAAGATTTCTGAACTACAAGACCAAAATGATGCGGCCGCAGAACAACGCGACAAGCAAATCACTCTGGCACAGGCTCAGCTAGACCATTATATTGAAACTGGTAGAATCTGGCAAGAAGTTCAGGCTCTGATGGATGAAGGACTTGACAAGGACAACGGCTTAATTCGTGGCACTCGTCTGGAAACTATTTTGAAAAATGCCGCCAATTTCAAAGGATTGTCTGACTTAGCAAAGGTCGAATGGATTAATGATACTAATCAGTTAATTGCTGAAGCTTTGGCATATTTGGATATTGGCGAGAAGCTGGATGAAATCATCGGAAAGATAGATGCTCCTACAGTTGAGGGTCCTGCTTCTGGTGGTACTATGGGTCCTCCTAGTAGTGGCGGTTCTGGTGGTTCTGGTGGTTCTGGAAGCTCAGGTGGAGGCGGAGGTTCTGGTGGCTCAGGCGGAAGCGGAACGATTACTGTTACTTATGGTAATGGTAATAAAGTTACCTATGATAAAAATGCGCCCAATCTTGATAGTATTATCGCTTATTGGGAGAGTCAATGGGGAGAATCTGATTACAATGGAGGAACTCCCACACCACCTTCTAACAATGGAAATTCTAATGGAACAGGTAGTTCCAATACTGGGAATAACGGAGACACTCAGACTGAAAAGAAGCCTAAGTAGGTAGTTGTTACTTATGGTAACGGCAAAGTAGTTACTTATAATTATCCAGAACCCACTAGTACGGTTGCATATTGGGAAGGTTAGTGGGGTAAGGTTAAAAATAGAGTTTATAAATACAAACAAGGTGGCTTAGCCGATTTCACAGGTCCTGCATGGCTTGACGGCACCAAAGCTCGTCCTGAGCTAGTTCTAAATGCCCGCGACACTCAAAACTTTATCCAGTTGAAAGACATTCTAGCTTCCTTAATGAACGGTTCTATCAACAACACCTCTACTGAAAATAATGGAGATATCATCTATGATATTGACATTAATGTAGAAAGTATTAACAGTGATTACGATGTGGAGCAAGTAGCTAATAAGGTCAAATCCTTGATTAACGAAGATGCTCATTACCGTAATAATAACACTGTAAGTTTAAAGAGATAAAAGGAGGATTAGAATGAGCGATTTGAATATTTATGGAGTTGGAGATTCTCAATATAGCTCTGACTACATTGGATTCACCTTTAATGGAGTTCATTCTGACACCCTAGGCATTAAACGTACAAGTGAAGGAAGTAGGTTCAATGAGAACCTACTTCCCACTATTTAGGACAAGACAGTTCAAGTGCCTGGTGGAGATGGAATGTATTTGTTTGGAAGTTATTATACGCAAAGATAGTTTAATATTTCTTATGCGTTTGACGCTTTGGAAGAAGATGACCTTGCTAAAATCAAGGAACTCTTTGGCGATAAAAAGATACATGAATTGATTTTTGATGAAGCGCCTTATAAGGTATATCAGGCTAAAGTAACTGGTGCTGCTTCGATTAAACATATCCCATTTGGGGAGGGAGAACATAATCGAATTTACAAGGGAGAAGGTAATATTCAGTTTACTGCTTATGACCCCTATGCGCGCAGTGTTCATAAGTATTTGGATTAGTATGTCAATTCTAATAAAGAAGAATGGAAATTGGCCGCTGATTTGTTGCCTACTTAGGGCAATTATGATAAAATCACTAATAATAGAGAAATCAGATTATACAACCCTGGTGTGAAAGAAACTGATTTTATTATTACTTTTAATTTTGCAAATGGTGTGATTCCTAATGGTGGCATTATTCTTGATGCTGACCATCAGCTTCATTTTAATCGTATGGAAAGTCAAGATGGTGACGACCAAATCAGAATCAATACTAAATTGAATTTGATTGAAGGTTATAAAAACGGAAAGAAGAGCGGAAAAATTTATAATCGCTATATTAAGAGCGGTTTCTTCTTTAAGATTCCTGTAACAAAAACAGCTATATTAACCATTGACAACACAAGTACTTTGCCCAGTTGTTTTGCTGGTATTGATTATGATTACATTTACTTTTAAGGAGGTATTTAATGGGAATTATTAAAAAACCATATGAAATATCTCTTTGGGAAGATATACTTACTTTTAAGTATGAAGATGGCACTGAAACAGAAGGTGTGATTGAAAACGGACACGGTCCTGTGGTTCACCAATACTACAAGGAAAGAAAAATTTGTATTATTGGCTCAGATATTATGGATACACCCATTCGTGCGACATCGCCGAAGTTAGTTTCAAAAGTTAATGGTGAAAACATATTAACATTTAATATGTATTCTCATTATTACGATACAGACGCTAATGAGTATTTCGTCAATCCTTTCATTGGTTTAATAGTCAATGAAAGAAAGATAAAATTACGTTATGGAGCACTTGGCGCCGAAAGTACAAAATGGTATGATTTTGTAATCAAGAATATTCAAGAGAATTCTGATACCAAAACTTATTCTTATACTGCTAAGGATTTATTCGTAAATGAGCTTTCTAAGTCTGGTTTCAACCTAGAGTTTGCCGCAGAGTTAGAAAATAACATGGGCAATATAAATACTTTGGCTGAACGTGTTCTTGATGAAAGTGACTGGAAGCTACGCGATTCTGGCGAAATTTTAAAATAGACTATTGAAGAACCCTTATATCAAATTCAGTTATCAAAAGACGTAACCTTAACAAACATGGAAGATTCAAGCGATACGCTCACACTAGCTGCCAACAAGTTTGTTTATGCGTTCTATAATAACATAGTGAATGAACAACCATATGTTCAGTTCCTATATGCTGAAGAATATGAAGTGGATGACGACCATATTATTACTAACAGCCCGAATTGGTTCTTAGATGGCGTAACTTATAGTAGTGATGGCAAACCAGATTTCGCTGCTTCTATGGCTATTTCTGATATTTACCGCGGCCGGCGCCTTGTACGAAAAGTCAGAACTAAATTTGACGCTACTATTAACAAATATATTAATGTATATAAAGAGTCAATTGGCAATGGCCAATATAGAGAAATCTATGGTTATACCGAGAGTGATTATACTTCACCTGGTATTATTTAGTCTTATGTAACCAATCCAAATAACTATGATAGTTACACTGGATGGGAGACTGGTTGCTCCAGCGAAGGAAACTTCCCTGAGCTAAACCTTGTTTCTGTGCCAGATATTAGAGATGTAAATCCTGATACTGTTTTAGATGGCACAGCCTCTTTTGAATCTTGCTTGAAATTTGAGGTTATTGATACCGAGCAATTGTTGTTTAACTCTGGTGTTGTTGATATGCGACATCATATTGACGGTTTTGTTAAAGATGAAAAATATATATTTAGAGTTAAATACGGACGGGCCGGAGTAGCAGGAGAACATGGCGCGAAAACATTACTTGGTAGTGATATAAGTTTAATATTAAAAGTTAGTGAATATACACTTGAAAATGGTAAATATACTTTAACTGGTACTCCTTATTTTGAATGTGAGTTAGGTACTTCTAACACCAGCTCAGTGCCCGACTATCTTGTTTCTAATCCTATTGCTTGCACTTAGGCTTTATCATATAAAGAAATGATAGAGATGAGTCATTCATTAGGTATGTTTATTCAGCTGAAGACTCCTGGTACTATTTACATTTAGGATGTCCAATTCTTCCCTTATGTTGACAATAATGGTGAGGTTTTATTACCTGACGAAATTTAGCAAGGTAAAGTTCGTACTCTTTATTATTATTATGTTCCCAGTGATGAATACAAGAGTATTGATGATGTTAAGCCTATTTATAAGGGAGAAACTCCTTCTCCCGCATATGAGGAAGCCTATAATGAAAATAGCTATGAAAAAATTCGTAGTATTACAGCTTCTGAATCAAATAGATTTAATTTACTGCAAGAGCTTTGTGAAATTTTTGAATGCTGGGTAAAATTTGAGATAGACCATGACCCACAGACAGGCATGATTCTAATGGACGAAGAATATCGTCAAAGAAAGTGGGTTAGTTTTCATGAATATATTGGAAACGAAAATTACTCTGGCTTTAAATATGGTGTTAATTTAAAGAACATTTAGCGTACAATTGATTCTGAAGCAATAGTTTCTAAATTGATTGTAAAGAATAATTCTAACGAATTTGCAGAAGATGGTTTCTGTTCAATCGCACGAGCTGATGAAAGTCCTAATGGTGAAAACTTTATTTTAGACTTTAGTTATTATATTCAACATGGTATGTTGGGTATGAGTGAAGTTACTAATGATTTATATTTAGGACCTAACATTAGCAGTGGATGGCTTGGTTATTACAAAGAATTAAAACGCATCAATGATTTGCGTGATAAATATATCAAAGAGCAGAGCGGTTTGCTTGTTGATATAACTGAATATTAGGCTTCTTACCAGACTTATCATTTATCTTCTTAGGAAGCGGCCAAGCAGTAGGGCGATAAGTTAAATTATCTCGAATCTTTAACTGGCTATACCTTTACTTAGTTAATTAGTGCAGATAGTGATACAACTATTGATTCTAATGAAAGAGAAAAAAGAAAAGAATGGCTAGAGAACGACCAAGTTTTGGCCACCTTAGCATCTATTGCTCGTTTAGATACGGTATATAAAAATCATAGTGATTTGGCATTTAAAGCAAAAACTAATTTAGATAATGCTCAAGCGAGATATGATGAAATAAATCGTATTTTAGCAAGCAGAAAAGAAGAAGATGCCGAAATTAGCTTGTTGATTCAAAAAGAAGTATTGCATCGCGCCTTCTATAAAAAATATTCTCGTTTCTTACAAGAAGGCTCTTGGATTTCAGAAGATTATATTGATGACAATCTTTACTTCTTAGACGCGCAAAGCACTTTAGCAACTTCTTCTAAACCTAAGATTACTTACAATATTTCTGTTTTGGAATTAAGCCAATTAGAAGGTTATGAAAATTATACCTTTGCGCTGGGCGACAAAACAACAATTGAAGATACCGAGTTCTTTGGTTGGGTTTGGATTGATGGAGTTTAGACTCCCTATCGAGAGGAAATCGTTGTTACTGAGCTAACTATTATGTTAGATTAGCCAGAACAAAATCAAATTAAAGTTTAGAACTATAAAACTCAATTTGAAGATTTGTTCCAGCGTATGGCGGCGACTACTCAATCTGTTGAATACAGCACTGGCAAGTATATGAAAGTTGCTGGTATTGTTCAGCAAGACGGTACTATTAATATTACCACTTTATAGAACTCTATTGCTAATAATGCTTTAACTCTGCAAAACGCTAAAGACCAATCTGTAGTTTGGGACGAAACTGGTATTACTACAACCAGCATGAAGAATCCTGCAGAAATTTTGAGAATTGTTAGTGGCGGTGTATTCTTGTCTGTTGATGGTGGTGTTACTTGGAATACTGGTATTACTGGTAGAGGTATTAACGCAAGTTATATTACTAGCGGTCAAATGAATGTTGAAGAAGTCAATATTCTAAATGGCTCATTTCCTTCTTTTAGATGGGATAAGACGGGTATCAGTGCTTATGAGTTTACTATAAATGAATAGACTGGTGCGGCGTAGAATTTTAACTTCAGTAAATTTGTTCGTTTAGATCAATATGGATTGTACGGTATAAATGGATATACCGACTTTAATTCTACTGTTAAAGATCCTGAAACTGGTAAGATAGGTGAAGATAGAATTTGGGATAGAGCTAATTTTGCCTTAACTTGGCGTGGTTTCCAAATTCGTTCTAAAAAGTTTGGTTTAGATGGCTATATAAGGATTACTGAGGAAGATGACATTTAGTTAATAAACAAAGTAGTCTTGAATGGTAAAACTATTGAAATAGACCAAGTTAAAATTGGTTTGTTGGATAAAAAGGGTGATGAAGCCATCTATGGTTTGCGTCTAAAAGACCATTTAAATCAAGTTGTACTAGAATAGTCATCTCAAGGTAAGGTGTGGATTCGAGATGAACTAAAAATTGGTACTGCCGACACATCTACTGTAAGTCTGGGTTATTTAAAGAAATATCGCAATGATGAAACTGCCATAAAGGATGAAGAAGGTAATATTATTGGCGGTGTTAGCTAGGTAATTCGCGCTGGAGACTCTGGAACAAAACAAGAATTTATTGTTTATGAGGATGGTCGTTTGGAAGCCACTGGTGGATATTTTAAAGGCGAAATTCATGCTGATTCTGGCACCATTGGTGGAGTTAGTATTCAAACTATTCTTGGTGCAGAATACGAGGTTCTAATTGAGGTTACTAAAGGAACCGTATTTAAAGATGAAACTGAAGTAAAAACTTTAACTGCACGATTATATAAAAATAGAGAAGAAATTTCTTCTTCAGAAATAACTGGCTATAAATGGTATTTAGACGGTTAGTTGCTATCGGCGACAACTCAATCAATAGATGTAGTCGCTTCAGATTTTGATGGAAATGCAGAATATATCTGCGAAATTGAGTATGGTTCAGATGAGTGAGGTGGATAATGGCTAAATATACTGGTAGCATTAGTTTGGTTGATATGAGTGATATTACTGCTACTGCAGGAGTTGGTATTTCTCACACCAAAGTTTTATATGCTTTAAGTAGTACTGGTGACCTTCCACCGGACTTAGAAGGGGCCAGTTTAAAAATTAATGGAGTGGATGGTGCCCTAAGTTTTAGTGACTTAGGGACCAGTTTCCACGTTGAAAATGGTATCTTATATGCTTATTATAACGATGCTAAAGTTGAATTAAAAGTCGATGGTGGGAATAATATTACTGGCACAGAAGGATGGCTTTCCACTGTCCCAACTGTAGGACCTGGTCAATATTTATGGACTAAAACAATTTATTATTACACAAATAATAATGAAACAGTTGTTTATGGAGTTTATAGATGGGGCGAGAATGGTGAAGAAGGTAAGCAAGGTCCTCCTGGTACTTCTTCTTCTAGCTATAGAATTAGTGCCAATCAAACTGAAATTTTAAAGTTTGTTAGCTTAGACGGAAATACAGTTACCTTTAGCCCAGAAAACTTACAATTTGCAGTTTATAAAGACTAGGCGGCGCCAGGTAGTGGTTTGTATTATGAACAAGTTAGGGGATTATCAAAAGAAAAATTCTCTATTTCTGTTTATGATATAAATTCTAATCAATATATAGACATATCACCAGATTTTATAAATTTTGATGAAACTTAGGATACTTTTAATATTGACTTATACAACTTAAGTAGAGATGCTCTTGCTTTCAGAATTTTATTGGATGAAGAATGTTTAGTTAGATATACCTATCTTTTAGAAAATGAAGAAGGTAATTTTAATTTAATTGACTATTTAAATGTCCGATATGGTATAAAAAAAGATATGGCTGCCTTATCTGTCGAAGCAGGGAAAATTGTACAGTCAATATAGGATTCTTACTTAACTTTTTCGGCAACAGGTTTGACCATTTAGAATGGTGGCTTTTAGATTCTTAATAGAAATGGTGAATAGGTATTATGGTCTTCTGCAGACACTGGCAATCTTACTATTACTGGTACTATTAATGCAAACAATGGTTATTTTGCTGGTGAATTAAGAAGTAAGTCAGGTTATTTTGAAGGTTCAATTACCGCAAAAAGTGGTAAGATTGGAGGCTTTAATATTCTAGAGGATAAGTTAACCTCCGAAAAAATTTATATTAAAGTCGTTGACGGACAGGAGACCTATTTACCAAATATCACTTTAGATGGTACAACTGGTTAGATTATTGCACACGATATCATATTAGGCGCGGGCGCAGTAATTGAAGATTATATTAAAATAGGTAATGCCTTTATTTATAATCCAACTAATCACAGAGATAAGTTTATTGAAGCCGGTAATATCAATCTGAACCAAACAGGTATTTTAAATTTAGGTTCTATTGAGATGCATGGTGGAGATGATACCACTCAAGCATATATGAAATCTGAAAACGGCAATTGGCTAATTCGTGAAGATGGCGTAGCTATTTTTAATGATATTTATGCTGATAATGTTCATTTACAAGATACAATTCTTGAAATTGGCACTGTGCAAGCTATGGGTAGTTTAATGGTATTTAAGGATAGCTGGAGTATAACAAGTGCTAATAATAATATTATTGTAGTAAGTGGTTTGACTAATTTAAGCGCAAATGATTGGATTTATTCTGGCAAGAATATTTACAAAGTAGTTAGTTTAACTCAAAATGACACTACCACAACTATTACGCTAAATAAATCCTATATTTTAGATGATGGTTTAATTATCACTAAATTTGGTAAAACTTCTGATTCTCAAGTACCTGGTTTTATTTTATCTATACTTGGTGAATAGGCTATTATAAATGATAACAGAGCCTTTGCCTCTGGTAATGCCTTAACAATCAGTGATTTTGTAGAGGAAAATGGCGCGTTAACCTATACTAAGAGATTGGTTTTAGGTTAGCTGGATGGCGCAGTGGATAAAAATATTACCGGTCTTGGCCTATATGCAGATAACGTTTTCTTAAATGGTTCTTTAACGACTAAAGTAGACGATGATAGTTATGCAGGTATAAACACCATTGGTGAAGCAACCGCCACTGTCTTTGGTAATAAAGATAACTCTAGAATTATTTTCTGGGCTGGCTCTGCTTCTAGTACTAATATAGATATTCAAGAGTCTCCTTTTTAGGTTACTGAAATGGGTTCAATATATGCAAGAAAAGGCATCTTTAGAGATTCCATTATTTCTGATAGTATAATTTAGGGCGCTGATATTTATGCTGCTCGAATTCATGGTGGTACTACTAGTTAGTCCAATTCATTAACTATTTATGATACCTCTATGGGTATTATATTTAAAGAGGGTTATCAAACTACAGAAAAAGAAGTATTTGCCATTCGGGCAGATGGATTACAATAGAATAATGATTATTTTATCGAAATTAAAAATGATAAGATCGGTTTTTATGGAGATAGTTTTGTAATTGATACAAAAGAAGAAAATTATTTAGAAATTGTTTCTAATACTATAAATGGTGTAGACCTATCTATGAAAATTATTTCTGATGGCTTATCAAGTGAAAGAAGCTACTAGAATTTTACCAATGATAAAATAAGTTTTGGTTTTAATTAGGGATCTGGTAGGGAAGATAGTATAATTATTAATAAAGACAAAAGTTAGATAAAATCTTTGGCAACATGGTTGGAAAAAGATGTTTATTTTGGTTCTGGCACTTCTTATATGTAGTATAAGAAGGCAGAAGAAGGTTATGATTTATTTATAAATGAGTAAAAAGGAGGAAAGTAAATGGCTAGTAGCGGCTCTGTAAAAGCTTATCATCCTAATAATGGAGCTTATTGGTCTTTTGAGTGGACGGCTAAGGCTACCTCAACTAAAGGACAAACAAAAGTTAGTTATGATATTTACAAAAGAGGACGTAGTAGCTCTCCCACGTGGTTAGCTACTGATTGTGATATATCGGTATATTACAACGGGTCTTGGCATGATATATTGAGCACTGGTAGAAGGGTACCAGGTTCTAGTGATAATGGCTGTAGCTTTGCCAACGATTTTGAAGATGACGGTAGTTTTACAGTAGTTCACTCTTCAGACGGTTCTGGTAGTTTTATAGTAAGTATTTCTGCATATATTGATAGTGGTTATAACTGGGAACATAACGCTTCAGCATATGAAACTTGCACTTTGAATACAAACTTAGCCTATTCTAATTGTTATGCACCAACTTCGGTAACAGCTTCCGGTTTGGTCGCACCTAATGGGGAAGTTACAGTGTCTTGGTCTGGCGCAAGTGGTGGCACAAGTAATTCAATAAACGGATATGATATTTATTGGAGAATTACTTCCGAAGGTTCTGCACCTTCAACTAGCACTTATACAACCAAAACTAGTATATCTTCTACAAGTAGTTCTGGTAGCGCAAAAATAAATATAGGTAATGCCACTCGTGGACATACGGTTGTTTTTGGAGTGGTAACTAAGGGTTCGGCTGGTTCTTCTTACTATTCTGGAATAACAACTGGCGGCAGCGTAAAAATTAATAACTTACCTACCAGACCTTTGGGAGGAACGGTTTCGCCCACTTTAGTGCCAGCTTCTGGTGGCACCGTTACTTTTAATATAACTCCTGGTACAGATTCTGATGGGCAAACAGTTGGCTTAAAATATGCAACTTCTGCAACTGGCACAAAAACTGCTTGCGCTTCTTCTTTTTCTTTATCAGGGGTTGGCGCAGGAACTTATTATTTTTGGTCGAATGATGGTTTAGAAGACAGTGCTGACTACTACACGGTATCTGTCTCAAGCAATACGAAACCAACTGTTACAATAAAAGTGACAGGAACTTAGTTGGAAACAGTTAATACCTTGAGTGGTGCGACTTATATTCTAAATCCTACAATTACTTTAACCAAAGGTAATAATGGTTAGTAGGATAATAATACGTATAATTATTATATACATTATAGTACCGATAATAGCTCTTGGACTAAAAAAACACTTTGGGAAAACGATTCATCTTTAACAAAAACAATTGATGATGTTCGTGCCTTAGGCTATTTTACTAATTTGGCTACAACAAGCTATTACTATTATTTTTCAGCTACTAGAAATGATGGAATGGATACTTCTAATGCTGTTAATACTTCTAGTACAAAATATTATGCGTCAAAACGTCCTAGTTTATTAGGTATGTATAATACTCAAAATTATTAGAATATTAATTTATCAGAATTTTAGGGATATTTTTCCAAAGCCCTTTCTTTTAAATTCTAGAGAGATACTGGATATAATAGTTTAAAAATTTTTAATGGGACAACTCAGGTTGGTACAATTTCCCTAACTGCCGCGTCAGATGGTTTAAGAGGATAGTGGTTAGGTATTAATCTTACCAAGGGTTCTTATACTTTTACTGGTGAATTAGGCCATGCCGCAAATAACTTTTATACATCAAAATTAAACTTAGGCTCCTCTTATAAAATTGAAAATTTAGAAGCTAAAAATTTAACAGCTTCTTCTGATTTTTAGGTTTATACTTCTGGAGTAACTTATGATTTTAGTATATATAATACCTTTAATGTCTCTTATTCAGAACTAACGCCGAGTAAATATAAGGAATATGGTATTTCAGATATCTCAAGTAGTTTTTATGCAAAATTAACTGTCGATTCTGCAACAGGCAAATCATAGTCTTTAACAATAGTTTAGAAAACAGTTAATGGCAATTCAACAACAAATGATACCTTATATTTTAGCTTAACTGCTGCTCAATTATATGCCATGCTACCTACCGTATCTAATAAAAATAAAACTTATCAAGGAACCTTAACCGTTGGTTTTACAGATGTTTTTGGAACTGACACAAGCACTTCTATAAATTATGTGGTTAATTATGGTGTAATTCCTTAGGTTACTTCTTGTTCTATTAAAATAAATAATAGTAAAGAAATAAATACTTGGGAGTATCTAAAAGAAGGTATGCCATTAACCGTTAATGGAACTGTAAAATCTTATAATACTAATCCAAAAATTCAGATTTAGATTAATCGTATTAAAAATGGAGTAGAATCTGGGTATGTTAATTTTGGTAATCCTATAGATTTAGCATCTAAATCTTCTTCTATTTCTAATACAACACCTTCTCAAGGAACTCCCACCACCTATACTTTTTCTAACTAGAAGATTATCACTGTTGGTGAACTAATTGAATTGGATTATTAGGTTAATTTTAGAATTAAGGTTATAACTGATGCAGATAGCAAATATCATTATACTGGTTCTAAATTATATGCTGGAAATGTAAAAGTGTGCGGTCATACCTCTTAGGGTGCGGTAACTTTAAATGAAGCTGATTATAGCTCTACTGAGGTCACTAGAGCTACCTCTTATTTAAATTATCGTTATACCAACAATCATCCTGGCGCATTAACCATAACCGATAATAGTAATTATTCTTTAACATTGACTGCAAAATTAGAATATAGAAATATTGCAAATATCGATTGGAATGGTGCAAGTTCAGTTGACATTGGTATTAATTCTCTTGCCTCTTTCTTATCTTATTCTGGAACAAGACGTAGTGTTATTTTTGTTTTCTCCGAGGGTGCAGATGCATTTGTGTGCCGTTTAGTTTTAACCACAACGCAAACAGTAACTAACGGAACTGAAAAATATACTACCACTAAAACAGTATACACCAATGAGCAGGCTGTATATAATGTTTTACCAACTGTTTCTTATCGTAAGAATTTATTGGGAATCAATGCTTCTAATTTAAATAATTATGAAAATGCTGTTATTGTTGTTGGTGAACATAGCTCAAAAAATATAATTTATTTAGTTTCTTCTACTGGAGTTAAATAGATAAATACTTCTACTGGTGCGTTAGATGGTTTTATGATAGATGGCGGTAAATGGTAAAATTTGATTTTCTTATATTTTTATGTTATAATAATTATAAAGAAAAATGGAGGAAATTAAATGAAACTTTATGAAGTCTTATCAATTCAAAACTTTTACAACTTAATCATAAATGCGAAGCTTCCCATTAAAACCACCTACAAGTTAACTCGTTTAATGCGCCGGGTTGAAGAGGAAACTCAATTCTATCAGACTGAGTTTGCAAAAATTGTAGATGAATATGCTCTCAAAGAAAATGGTCAGCTTGTTTATTCTGAAGACATGACTTCCATTAAAATTATTGAAGGCAAGGAAGATGAGTGCAGTGCAAAGATCGCCGAACTTAAAAATCTTGAAATTGATTTAAGTGAGTTCAAATTTTCTATTGAAGAATTTGAAAAGCTCGAGCTGTCTGTAAGTGATATGTACGGAATTTTACCTCTAATCACCGACTAAAACAAAATAAACAAAAACTCCCTAATGCTTTTTGTGCATTAGGGAGATTCTTTTTGTCCATCAGTGAAAAACAATTATCCATAGCCTTCTAGCCTAACTTATAGTCAGAAGGGTAAGAGGAGGTAAGAAAATGAATCCAGTAAATAATAACAATTATATGAATTTCAATCAACCTGCTAACTTTCAGCCATATCAAATGACACAATACTTCCCACAACCATAGGGCAGTATTTACATGATAGGTAATTCAAGTGAGGTGGCTAATGTTCCAGTGGGTGTTGGATTATCTGCTGCTATTTGTTTGCGCGAAGGACTAATATATTTAAAGACAATTCAAAATGGTAGTCCAATGCTACTAAGTTATAAGCTAAGTCCTTTAGAAAACAATACACTAATCCAAGAAAAAATAATTCAAAATCCTAACCCAACTGATGCTCCGGTATCGGCACCGGAGACATCAATTGAACAAAGAATTTTAAACGTTCTGGAAGAATTTGATGCTAGATTGAAAAAGCTAGAAACTCCAGAAAAATCAAAGGGAGGAAGTGAAAAATGGTAGCTATGAATCCAATGAATTTAATGATGATGTTAAAGCAAGGCAACCCTCGGCAAGTTGCTATGCAAATCATCCAAAATAACTATCCCAATGACCCGCGCATGAGTCAATTGGTTCAAATGGCGGAAAGAGGAGACGTTCAAGGATTGCAAAGAATTGCTGAAGAGACTTTTGGTATGCAAGGTAAAAATTTTTCGGCCGAAATGAGTAACCTACTGCAAAGCATAAGAAACTTCTAAGCAATTTATATAAATAAAAAACCTTTAAGGGAGGTACAAAAATGATGGGTAATGAAGGAATCTCTGTAGCTGATGCTTTGGCGCTTCGTGGTAATGGTGGCTATAATGGCGGCTCCGGCTTTGGTGGTTGGGGCGGCGATGGCGCATGGTGGATTATTATTCTAATTCTACTGTTCGGCGCAGGTGGCTGGAATCGTGGCGGTTTCGGCGGCAATGGCAACGGTGGAGGCGGTGCTTGTTGCACTCCTGCAACTGCTCAGGGCTTAGCCGACGCTTTCAATTTCAACCAGTTAGACAACAGCCTAAGAGGCTTAGAGAGAGGTCTATGTGATGGCTTCTACAACAACGCTCAGCAAGTAAACTCTGTTCTAGCAGCTTTGCAGAATTGCTGCTGCGACACAAAGATGGCTATGATGACTGGCTTTAATGGTGTTAACCAGGGTATTTGCAACCTAGGTTATAATATACAAGCTGGCTTCAATGGCGTAACTAATCAACTAGCTTCTTGCTGCTGCGACATCGAGCGCGGCCAGGATGCTATAAAGTATGAAATCGCTAACGTAGCTAACAACTTGCTAGTTGCTGGCGATAAGAATACTGACCGTATTATCAATTATCTAAATCAGACTGAAATGGATAAACTGCGTACTGAACTACAGTCCGCTCAGTTCCAGCTATCTCAGCTATCTCAGACTGATAATATCATCAATCGTCTAATGCCTGTGGCAAAGCCTGCCTATCTGACTTGCTCTCCTTATGCTTCTGCATTTGGTTTGAATCAGAATTTCGGTTTCGGTTTTAACAATGGTTGCGGTTGCTGCTAATCAACTACTCCGCTAATGCGTGATTCTGGCGGGCGCTTCGGCGCCCTCCATTGAGAGGTGAAAAGAATTGAGTTGTCCTAATGTAAGACGTCTATGCAAAAATCTGGTAATTTCTACCGCAGTTACTTTTGCAGATGGCACTTTAACTATTAACATTCCTGCTGGAAATTACGGAAATGGATGTAAGTATTGTCTGGTGGTGGCACAGGCTATTCCAGCAGAAACAACTATTACAGCTCCAGTAGTAATTACTATTGGTGATGGAACAACTGAATACGACCTAGTAGGATGTGATTGCAGTCCAATAACCGCTTGCTCTATTAATACTAGAACAAGATACAGCACTATTGTTAGCACCAATACTACAACCGGCGTATTCAAACTTTTAGGAAAGCTACCTTGCTCTCGCTGCACTGAAAACTTAGCTTCTCTACCAGTAGCAGAAGCGCCAACTCCTTAATGTGAGGTGACGTCGATGCATAAACTGATGGAACAAATCAAAAAAGAGCTTGTAGAGATTGAACAGAAAGGAGTCAATGCTAGCAATTTAGAGCTAATCGGCAAACTCGCTGATATCTACAAGGATTTAAGCGAAATCGAAAATATGGATAAGGGAGGTCAAGGAATGATGGAATATGGCAGATATCGCGAAAACTATCGCGATGGAGGCTACAACGCTCGAGGCAATTATCGTGACGGAGGTTATAATGATGGCTATGGCCGCCGTTACAGTCGTATGAGAGACTATATGGACCGCATGGTAGATGGTATGGACCAGTATGAATATGGTAAAGAGCGTTATATGCACGGTGGTGATGATGGCCGTGTCATGGAAGGTCTCGAAAAGCTAATGTATGCTATGTGTATGTTTGTTGAATCAGCCATGGACTTTGCTGAGACTCCACAGGAAAAAGAGATTATTAGAAAACATCTTCATAAAATTAGTCAACTATGATGTTCTGTTTTTATAATGCGAATCCTCGTGGACGTCATGTAAATGATTGCACTGTCCGTGCGATATCCAAAGCAACAAACAGAAGCTGGGATGAAAACTACCGAGAGCTAAGTCATTATGCTTAGTTACTATGTATAATGCCTGATGATGTAACCTATATAGATGAATATCTAGATACACACTTTGAAAAAATATATTTATGCAAGAAATGTCGTCTAACGATAAGAGAGTTTGTGGAACACAACCCACTTGGAACCTTCTTGATAACGATGAACGGTCATATAACTTGCGTTATTGACGGAGTGATATATGATACCTTCGACCCTTCTAATAGGTTCATTTGGGGTGTTTATAAAGTAAAAGAGGGAGTCTTATGACTCCCTCAATTTTTATTCCCAATTTACAACTTCTATATTGTATAAATCGGCAACATATTTGCCTATACCAATTGCGTCCGCTTCGTCATCACTTACTGTGATATCATGCCATTCTTTGGCTTTATTTTGCATTGAGCGTTTCTTATCGATGCGAGTTCTTCCTGTAACGCCACAGTGGTGGCGCCAGGTATTGGTTGGGCAAACTGTGTATTCTATTTTCTTTTCGTAACAGGTTTCCATTAAGATTCCCTGTAAACGAGCCAATGCTTGGAATACAGTGACTGAGGCTTTTTGTCCAGATACCTCGTCTTGATATTGGATTCCTTCCAGTCCAATAGCGTCTGGCTACCAGCTTTCAATCATTGATAACATCCAATTTTTTATTGTGCTATCGCGTGCGATTTCATCTTTTAGATTAGTAGTAAAAGTTCCATATCGTATCAGTTTATTTCCATCATATATAGACCAGCCACAGGTATGTGTTGCCTAGTCAATAGCTAAGATTCGTTTCTTTCCTTTAGGTTTTGATTCTACAGTTAATACTTTTTCTTTTAGCTTGTTGTCTTTACATCTTGGGCATTCGCGCTTTGAGCGTATCTTTTTCCATGTTGCTTGAATAGTATGACCTTCATCACATTCAAATTCAAGTGGTGTATCGAGATTTTGATAAGTTTCGGAGACACATTTCCAACCGGTTTCTTTTAATTCTTCATTGATAGATTCAATGGTTATGCGAGCCATTAATCCACCACCTTGACGCCAAACATTTTTTCTATATCTGCTTTTTTAACTTTTGGTTCTGATTTACCTAAAGCTATAATATAGAACAAGACATCTCCTTCCTTAGTAAGAGATTGGTTAAGTTTAACTTCTCTTACAGTATAGGGTTTGTCGCACCAAAGCAGATAAGGATTATAGCTTTCTTCATCAATACTAATTGCAGTCGTAGCTCTTGGGCAATAAATCAGATAGGGCTTATCTTCATCAGTACGAACAAAAACTGCGGTAGTAAAGTAACCTTTATCAGTAGGATGCGGCCATGTAAAAGCTGCATCCACTTTCTTAATTCTTTCCTGAACTTCCAAAGCCGCCACCTCTGTCTTCACCAATTCCATCAACAGATTGGACTTGATAGAAATTTACAGTTGGAACTTCGACCAAACGCATCTGCGCAAAACGTTCACCTTTTCCTATATAGTATGGCTTACCATGCTCAATAGATGTAATAACGGGGCGGCCTCTATCATCAAATTCATAAGAAATGTCTTTGATAGGAGGCTCAATATTTTCAACAATGACACCAATGACACCTTTGTACTGAGAGTCTACAAGTCCAATGGAGTTTGCAACTCTGAGCTTTGTCTTAGCGCTGGTTCCGCTGCGAGGATGGATAAGAAAGGCATAACCATAAGGTAAAGCTACTTTTATATCACAAGGAATAATAACGGTCTCACCAGGATTGATAGTATAATCTGCAGGAGAATATAGGTCAACTGCGCCATCTCCCAAATGAGCGTATTTAGGCATCTTTGCATTTTCGCTTGTTAATTCGATAGGAACGTTAATTACTCTTTTTGCAATTCCTTCTGCATCGGCAATACAATTATAAGTAATACCAAGCATCTGTTTTAAGAAATCGCGCTTAGGAGCAGAAAGAACTTCGGCAAACTGTTTGTCAATATTTTCAATCAACTTCATATATGCTTCTTGCAATTCTTCCAACTTTGTACCATTTAAATTCATTGCTTGAACCAATAGCAACTTGTCGTCAATATTATTCATTGACTTTTGCATCTCATCTAAGAAGATTGGCGCGATAAGAGCAAAGTGCTCATCGGGCATTGCTAACAAAGCGCCAAGTTCCTCGAAGCCACCGAGAGAAGGATTGATTTTTTCAATCTCATTCATTAGTGCTTCAAAGGTACTTTTTCTTTCTTGAGATGCTTCTTGCATTTTATTTGTCATTTCTGCCGCAGCTTTTTGTGCTGCGGCAGGGGTATTCATATTAATTATCTAGGCCATCCCAGAAACCTCCATAAACTTTGACGACTTTCACAAGATAGCCGTCGTCAATTATGTCTCCTTTAGACTTCTTTTCCTTTTTAGTATAAGCGAAAGAATTAAGAATGTAGCCTTGTTTTCTTGCTTCTTCCTTGAAGTCTTCATTCATTTGCTTTGCTTCTTCCTCAGATTCCGCACGGTATTCTGCGGTGACTTTTAATAATCTCATATACCGCGCAACTCCTTTGCTAGATTAGTGAAAGGAGTATCTTCAACAGCCTTCTTTGCGCCATTTACATTGGTGCTACTAATGGGATTGGTAAACATAGAAACAGGGTCAAACTTACCATTTAGAATAGCGTCAACAGTTTTTGCCAGTTCGTCCAGGTTAAAGACCATTCCATTGCTTTCGCAAGTTTTAGCGGGAGCTTCCTTAGATGCTACTTTTTCAGTTTCAGTTTCAGTTTCAGAGGCCTTGTCTGCACTAGAACAAACATCAACCTTGATTACATTGGAGGGAGCAATCGCGGCTTTGGCTGATGTAGCAATACTGTTATCGCAGACACCAGTGATAGAAGTACTATCACAAAGGGTTGCAGTGCTGGCAATACCATCCACGGTATTGGAGCGCAGAAGACTACCGTTATCGCAGGTCACGGTACCATAATAGGGGGTATTGGTAACAGTAATACTAGGAGAGGTCCAAGTCCAATAATTGCTCTTGGCATGGTTTTCACCATCAGTATAACCTTCACGATAAGTTTCGTTCAACAGCTTTTCCAGTTCACAACGAGTGAACTCAATCTTACCTGCTCTGTTAGTTTTAAATACTTTTACACTCATTTTAATTACTCCTTTGCTTCGTCAGCTTTTTCTTCATAACAAATCAGTTCTTTTGCATAGGGAAGAGTTTCAATCCACTTACAGAAAGCTCTCCATTCAGGAAGACGATGATTACGTCTCTGGCGCCAGATATTCTTTAGACAACGATAATTAGTTGTCAGACGGGCAGTTAGCATAAAGCCCGCAGGATTAGAATATAGAATCTCAAGATATTTCTGAGTAATTAGCTTCTTTAGACGCTCTCTATTGTATTCATCATCAATAGGAGTTTGCGCTAATTCAGCAAGTAGCTTATTATGCTGAACTACCTTTTCCTCCATAATCTCAATGATTCGAGGGTCAACATACTCATTATACTGATTACGCAAGTCAAACTTGGTAATACGATGCATGGTAGACTGACTAGAAACAAATTCCAAGAATCTGTAACGCTCTGCTTCTACCCAAGCCTTATTAGTAAAGGTTAGGTCAAAAGAAACTCGAATACCAGTTAGGAACTGGTCATGTGCGCCCTGCCAATCAGCGGCATGGGAAAGATTGGTACCACGCTTTAATTCTGACTCACGAGTTTCTTCCCATTCAGTAGAAGTTCTCATGGGATAGCCAGCAGCGTGGAAGCACTCATCCAAATCATAAATTCTTATGTTGGAAACAATATTGTTAGAAGGTAATTTTAGTTCCATTAAATTCTCCTTTTCTCTCATTTTCTATATATATTATATCATAAATTTACCACTTTTTCAAATTTTAATCACAGAAACATTCGGCATCATCTTCAGCGTTATTTGTATTGTAAGCCTCCCTCATGCCGGCAATATATCCTAAAGTATACTGATGCTTTAAAGCATCTTGCACATTATTCCAACAGGTTGGAAAAAAGGCGGTCAGAATAAATTCAAAACTTAAATCTACGTCAGTGTCGCCTACATTTTTCTTTACAGAAGCAACCATTCTTTCAACATCTGAAAGTTTAATTGGCTCAATAGCGATTTTCTGTTCCATTAGTTCTCCTTTAGATTGATAATATTTTGATTAGAGCTTCCGCGCATTTTAAGAGTTATATCTCTTAAAGGTTTAACAAAAGGACCATCAATTAAAACATCAACTTCTTTTAAAATCAAAGGTATTTTAGGATCCGGTGATTTTAATAATTCTTCATGATAGTAACCAGTCCAAAGATAAATTTTTACTTCTGGTAAATGCTGTTTCACATATTGAATAGTCATTAAAGTTAATAAAGTATTTTGTTCGCATAGCGGCTCTCCACCCATAATACAAAAACTTCGTTTAATACCATTCTTAGTAAGACCAGCTACTATTTTTCTTAGCACTTCTGGAGTAAATTCCTTACCACCATCAAAATCCCATGTTTCTGGATTATGACATCCTTCGCAGTGGTGCGGGCACCCCTGTGTGAATAAGGTTACAGACACACCGGGCGCCGCACACATATCATTATAATTTATTCCTGCATATCTCATTTATGTTTCACCCTATATTTTACTTCATCTTGCTTGCCACGATTGAAAGCGGTGGTATAATTACCAGTTAAATATCCAGTAACTCTACGTAATTGTTGGATATGTTCACTGCCACACTCGGGACAATGATCATTAAACTCATCGCAATATCCGCACTCTAAACAAGTATCATTAGGAACATTTACTGCGAAATAGGGAATATCTTTGTCCATTGCATAGTTAACTAAAGTTTCAAGAGCTTCTAGATTATTTTTAATACCACTATCTAACTCAACATAGGTAATACAACCAGCAGAAGAATAACCAGTTAACTGTGATTCAATATCAATCTTTTCAAAGGGATTCATTTCCTTCCATACAGGAACGTGCATGGAGTTAGTAAAGAATTCCTTGTCACTAACATTCTTGATAACACCATAACGCGCCTTGAACTTTTTTAGAGCAGTATGGCAAAGATTTTCTGCAGGAGTGTAATAAACACCAAAATTTAGTTTATATTCTTCTTTAAATTCAGCACAACGTTTCTTGAACAAAGCTTCGATTCTTTTTGCTAATTCCATACCCTTTTCTTCAGTATGGTCGCATCCAATAAGAATCTGTAAAGCTTCAGCCAATCCTAGCTGACCCATTGCAAGAGTACCATGCTTTAAGGCAGAACGAATACCTTCTTCTGGTACATAGCCAGCCATTAGACCATTCTCATACATAAAACGAGCGGAGGCAGGATTCTGAGAGCAAATCCAATTAAAACGTTCAATTAACATATCTTTGGCTTCGTGGATTTTTTCATTTAGAATGGCTAAGAAAATATCTTCAACACTTTCGCCCTGCCCCTCAGCTAACCACTCTTCCTTAGCCATCATGGCCAAAGTAGGCAAAATAATGGTTACTGGACAGATATTTCCTCGTCCATCCTTTCGCTGACCGAGGCCGTTAATATCGTATCCATTGGCAGTTCTACATCCCATCGTACTGAAATAGGTACAGGGGTCATTGATGTCGTATCCATCATTGCCAGTCCAGTCAACATTTGCGTAGTTGGGATACAATCTTTGGGCGGTTGAGCGTAATGCGAGTTTAAATAAATCGTAATTTGGGTCTTCGGGTTCACGGTTTACTCCTTTCATACACTGGAAGATTCCACATGGGAAAATAGATGTTTTGTGTAATTTACCAATACCTTTAATAGAAACATCAAGTAAAGCCTTGGTAATCATTCTACCTTCTGGCAAAGTACAGGTTCCATAGTTTATAGATGTAAATGGAAGCTGATTACCACTACGTGATTGTAAGGTGTTAAGATTGTGGTACATAGCTTCAACTGCTTGATATACTTCACGTTCAGTCATTTCAAGAGCATAGGTCCAAGCTTGTGGATGAAGGTCTTTAAATTCGGTATTATTGAAGCAAATGACACCATTTTCACAACCTTCTTTGGTATTTTTTAACCATCTGTCAAAACGTTCTAGTTTATATTCAGATTTTCCTTCACAATATCTCATGCCATCTTTTAAATGTTTGGTAAAGCTCTTTCTAACATAAGGAACCATAGTCCAATCTAAGTGAGTTGCACTAACTCCGCCAAACTGCTGTAAGGATTGCAACTGGAAGATAACAGCAACTAACTGGAAAGCTGTACTTATGGATTGAGCTGGACGTACATCAGTCTGTCTTGTATTGAAACCTTTAGCCAATAAATCATCAAAGGGAATAGATAAGCAATTATGAGAACCAACGGCATAATGGTCTAAATCATGAATATAAATCATGTTATTCAAGTGATTTTCTTTAGCCATAGGACTTACAATATAATCAAGCGCATATTTACGTGCAACTGCGCTATTCATTTCACCCATACGGCCACCAAATGAATGTTCATCGACATTTGCATTTTGATTCTGAACATTTGCTGCACTTAATTTTTCACCAATGGTGTCCATCAATTCCTTGTAATTATGGCGAGCCATTTCACGCTTATAGCGATAACGAATATAAGCTTTCGCCAAATCTGGTTTGGGACCATTGATTAGATTCCATTCTACTAAATCTTGAATCTCTTCAACTGTAATACATTCTACAGTATGATATTCAAAATAGTTTTCAATACTTGTAGCAACATTTTCAGAAATATACTTAGAGTAAATATTACCATCTACTTCAAGTAACGCCTTATTGATTGCACAAATAATTTTATTTCTGTCATAAGGAACTTGAGTTCCATCTCTTTTTACTACAATTACGTTAGTCATTAACATCCTCCAAATGATAGCAGAATTCACATTGTCCCTCTACATAATGATGATTACATTTCTTCTGCAAAGATTCAATTTCATTATTAATTCTGACTACTTCTGGATTTAATGTAAACATACCTGGCACAGTAGCTTCTTCAAGCTACCAGCGCAATTCATCAATTTTTGCTTTAATCTCTTTTGACATTTTCAACCCTCCATCTTGTTGATATAAAATTCATAAAAATCTTCAAAGAGTTCAGGTTTCTCTTCTCTGACAAAAGCAAACAGTTCTCGTATTTCTTGTCTGGTCATGGCTTTAGCATAATAGGTTGGCAAGTCATCATAAGTAGCTCGCGCGAAGTCAAATAAAGTGTCCTCTCCAATACGCTTAAAATAAGTTGATTGTGGAAGACACCGCATACTATTATGATAAAAATTGAACAAATCTAAGACTTTTTCCCATCTACTGTCGATAAAGAAATTTTCCTCATATTTAAGTGAAAAGAAAACCCTATAGCTACGTGCTTTTACAACCTGATGAAAAATCCGAACAATATATTTATCAAGAAACTCCTGCTGATTAGCAGAAGAAGCAGTGACATAATAATCTAACTGTTTGTAAACGGCCTTTTCTCTTATATAGCCGACGAAATCATCGAAAGCATCGTCATCAATAACTCCGTCATATCTAAGAGAATAAAATGTACTATTTGGGCGCAATGAAATCCAATTCAATAAGTCTTGTCCTTGAGTAACAGTAGGAGGAAATTTCATTCCCACTCTTGTTGCCCAGCCATCAGTTCTGGCGCGAGCCAACAACTTTTTAACTTCTTCAAAACTGCCTTCGATTTTTCCTAAATCAAAGTCATGTAACATCAAGTTACGAGCAGTTTTTAGAAACTTAAATTGTCTTGGGTAATCTTCCCAAATTGTCTTCCCATCTAATGACAATCGGCAATGCTCAGCTTCCATCATGTTTTGAAAAATTTTCTTCTGATCGCGCCCTTTAGAAGCCATAATAGTCTTTTCCATATTTTCATATATAGAAGTGTCTGGATGCATAATTTCTATTTCTCTTGGTAGTGGTGCATATATTCCATCTGTAAATGCATAACCACCGTACTCAAGATTGGGAATATTTTCAAGTCCCATTATAAAGTTTCCATCATCATAGTCTTTTCTTAAAAAGAATTTCTGATGTCGCTCTGGCGTGAAGTAGGGAGATAGTACAACTACCTCCCTCTTTTTCTTGTAGTAAGCAGAGAGTTTCATCAGTTCTAGATTGAATGGAACTAAAGTATAAGTTGCCATGTCCTAATCATATAAACCAATACTCATTCTGCTGCCTCCATTCTTTCGCCCTTGGTGTATAACCAACCATCTTCGGTAACTTCGGTAATAAGCTCAACCAGATGATAAGGAGTCTTATTATATTTCTTTGCTAAGAAACCATCAGACTGCTTAATACCAGTTACAATAATCTTATTACCACGAGCCAGCCAAGACTTTTCAATAACGTGCTTCTTTCCATCTGCACCTTTTTCGGAAATTTGCTTGTCATAATGAGAAAATACTTGGCCAAAAATCTTAACAGTTACAACTCCGCTTGTAGTTAGAAGTGTAACAGTTTTCTTGTTCTTATCTTTATCCAAAATTGTACCTGCAATTCGATACAATTTGAAAATAGGGATTTGGCGCCCTTTAATTGGAATGATTCTTTCAACTACAGGAGTTTCCGGAATCTTGTCAAAATCAGTAATGTCATAAGCTCTTGTATTTACATGGGCCAATTCATGCTCGTGAGAATAGAAAGATACTGCATCCATTTCCCACTTACTCAAACTACCTTGGCAATACTTATTCCACATATCGCTTGTCAAGCGATTATTTACTTCCTCAAGCAAAGTTGCAGAATTTTCTTTTACCCAAGGACGAATCTTATCCATATGGCTCTGATAAATCTTATCCCAAACTGTTTGCTTGATTAAGAAACCGCTTTCAGACATTTCACTAGGAATTAAATTATCCATATCAAAATGCTTCTCATAGAAATTAAAAGCGATATTATCAAGAGCATAATAAGTTTCCCACTTTAACTTCTTTACATACTTGTTAAAGTTATAAACTCTACGCTGCATATCATACTTATCTGGAATCAAACCAAAATCAATTAACATCTTCATATTCTGAAGAGTAATTCGCTGCTTTGTATCAGAGACACTATTGATGTACTGTCGCATGATTTGCACGCGGTCTCCAAAGCTATCAAAAGCTCCGGACTTGATAAGATTAATGACTTGAGCCTTGTTGATTTTAACTCTAGAGGTAAGGTCGGCCACAGAAGTGTAAGGACGTCCATCCATAATTGCCTTGACGAGGTCTTCACCAACTTTTGTAATTCCGCTAAGTCCATATCTAATTGTATTACTCTCTACATCGGGATAGAAGGTAAAACTGGACTTGTTGATATCAGGTGGGGCCACATCAACTCCGCTTGACTTGATTTTACCAATAGCCGTTGCGATTTTACCATAATTGGCGGATTTTGTTTTCTTTTTCTTTTTAGTAGCTGCTGATACTGTCTCTTCATCTTCGTCTTCGTTTTCATCTTCATCCTCTTCCGCGCCGAAATCTTCAAAAGAAGAATATTCGACTTCTTCATATACATTATCTACTTCTTCTACTTCTTCTTCGTCGTCGTTTTCAGCGCCACCACTATCAGAAATCAAACACGCACAATTCCAGAACATGATGGGATAATTATATCCTAAGTTCATTTCTTGTAGTGCAATCAAAGAATAAGCAAGAGTGTGAGAAGCATTAAAACCATAACCACGAGAAGTTGCAACTAGAACATTCCATACATAATTGCATAGATTTTTACTCAAGCCTTTCTTTTCTACAGTTTCAAAATATTCCTTCTGCAACTCTTCATAAGCCGCAGGATTCTTTTTAGCGATTGACTTACGCAGTTTATCTGCCCAAGTCAGGTCAAAGCCACCACATTCAGGCATCTGCACCAACTGCATAAACTTTTCCTGGGACTCAGAAATACCATAAGATAGCTTAACAACTGGCTCAAGCAATTTCTGCTCTTCTTTGGTTAGCCCATACTTATCCATTTCATCATACCATAACTGAATATCATTCTTAAAACGAGCGAACTTATTCAGCGGCTGCTCAGCGCCTTTCTCCTGCGCCATCAATCGAATAACAGAGTTAAGAACCGCAAGGTCATCAACACTTTGAGGATGGGTTAAAGCAATACCCTGAATACCAGATTGCTTTTCCATCTGGAACAAAGAATGAATCTCATGGTTCCAAACCATCTGCCACATCTGAGGTGCTTCACGCACCAAATTATAAATACCGATAACACTTTCATAAGTGTCTCTCAAAGTTTCTTTCTTTTCAATGTAATTCTGTTCACAAAGCAAATCAAGACAAATATGAATTTTATCCATTGCCTCGACAGAAAGTAAGTCGTACTTAATCAGAGAACAATCTTCACAATCATGCAGGTCAAACTGAGTCATAATATCACCATTAGGTGCGCGCATTAAAGCGGTGGAATTTTCAAAGTCCTCATCAACAAAGATAACGCCACCTGCGTGTTCACCTAAACGACAAACCAGACCTTCAATCTTTTTTGCAACCTGCCAAACTTCGGGATAGTTTTCTGTCATTTCATATACAAACTGCTTATTTGGCGCGAAGTCACTTTCTTCATCGCCATAGAATGTTTGGTCGAGAGTTCTTAACATACCACGGTCAGAAGCAATCATAGAAGCTAGATACTGTGCAATATCAACATCAATACCCAAACCACGGCAAGCAGTCAAAACCGCAGACTTAGATTTTTCAGTACCAAAGGTTGCAACGTTAGCAACTCTATCTTCCCCATAGACTTTTCTTAGATGGTCCAAAACCTGCTTACGGCGCCCGCCTTCAATATCAACGTCAACGTCAAGAACAGATACACGAGCAGGATTAAGAAAACGCCAGGCAAAAGTTTTGGTCGTTTCCCATTGAGGATTAATTTGGGTAATTCCCAAAAGGTATAGCAGTATGAAACCAACACCAGAACCACGGCCACAGCCTACAAGAGTTCCTGCATTCCAACACTCCTCAATAATCTTTTGTAGATTTAGATAATATGCAGACCAATGAGTTTTGTTGACTTCGGAAGAAATCCAAGTCATTTCAAGACATTCATTGATTGCGTCATAGATTTCTTGAGTTTGTAATTTCTTGTCTTTGGACAGAGCTAAAGAAATAGCATCACATAAATGATGGTCACCTACATAATCAGACCCCATAAAGGTTTTCATATAAGGAATCTTATCAAACCATTTATAAGGTGCAGGTGCGCCAAAAGGTTCACTCCAAGGAAGCTGAGGAATTTTTAGAGGCTTCATCAAGCTATAATCTTCACACATTTCTTTAATATGATGAATATTATTATATGCTTCAGTTAATTCTTCTCTGGTCAAACCCATAAAAGATTCAAGCTCTTCAGTATTCATCATATAAGTAGTTGCATAGAAATCATCAACTTCTCGATCACCATTCTGAGAGTTCAGATATGCCTTATGAATGGGTTTATCTTCTTTCTTCAAATAATGACTATCAGTTGTAATGATATAGGGGAAATGGTAAGTATTCGCAATATCAATCAGCGCTCTATTAACATAACGCTGGTCACGGTTTGCTGCAGGTTGAAGTTCTAGATAAAAATTACCAGGTCCAAAAATCCATTCCATCTGCTCGCACCAAGCGATGATTCTTTCATATAGTTCTTGACTACCAGAATCTCTATGTCTCAGAAGCTGAGTAGGGAGGGCGCCACCAAGACAAGCAGTAGTTCCAATAACATGACCTCGATTTTCACCAATGACATCGATTAAATCTTGATAGTAAGTGGGAACTCTACGCATACCTCGTGCCATATAACTGCGATGCCAAGCTCTAGTAGAAATCTCACGAATTTGTTTATGACCAATTGCATCCTTTGCTAAAAGAACAAAGTGATAATATCTATCATACTCACGATTGAAATTGTTTGCATTTAGTCCATTACGACAAAGATAAATCTCATTACCAAGAATTACCTTAAAGTCTGGATGTTCTTTTTTTATTTTTTTGTAAATCTTTTCGACCTTAACTGCGTTGCATACAGCTTCATGGTCTGTTACTGCCACAACTTCATGACCAAGTTCTACGGCATATTCAATCAAATCTTTTTCTTTGATGATACAGTCACGCAAACGTAAGTTAGAATATTGGGTGTGATTATGTAGTGAACCAGGAAAATTTGTCACCACGCATCTACCTCCTCTCAGTTTATATAAATATTATATCATAAATTTATATTTTTGTCAATTATTGAGCAGTTCGTCTAAACCATGGTTAATTATTCTTTGCTTAATAGTTGGCATGAGAACTTCATAGAAAGTTTTTTCATCAAGTTGTTTATCCAAGATTACGTGTGCATAAGCTGCTCCACGTCTAGACTCGGGAAATCCACTTCGAATATGGAATATGAATAGCTTATTACGTATTTCAGTATATTCTTTTGTCTGGATAGTAGTATCAACTTCCATCATATTGATAATTGTGTGATACCATCTAGTAATTCTATCTGTTATAATCAATATCTTAATCATTCAGACTCCCATTATTTTAACGGCTCGTTCTATATGCCAAATCGTATAGAGATACCACATTCCATCTTTATCTGCAATAAGAGGGATAATAGGAAAGGGGCTTTCTGCTATTACTTTAGGTATATCATATATGTAATTAGAATCCAAGCGCATTATCCTTCACCTCAATATCTTCAATAAAAATCTGAGGAGTTACTCTTCCGCCCCATTCATTCAAATTGGCACGACCAACAACTTCTATCTTCATGTCGGGATGCTTATTTAATTCTTCAATCAAATCTTTTGCATGGAACTTCATATAAGCGATACCAAATTTCTCAAATTTTACAGTATCCTTATTTTTACCCATAATTTGAACATCACTTGCAGAAATGTTAATATCTGTTACATGGATCAAAGGTTCTGGATTTTGCTGCCCCCAAATGCCACCATGTGCCCCAATATCATGAATAATATCTGCTAAATCATCATCAGCGGCAATTCTATCAAAATTTACATCATAGCAGTTTTCACCAAAATCAATTCCAATAAGAGCCTCATTTGCCCACTTGTGGAAATCAGTTAAATGAGAATTAGGGATAGAACAACCAGCCGCATTGTCATGACCTTGGACATATTCAAACATTCCGCTTTCAGTTAAGAAATCTTTAAAAGAAACCAATTCACTTTGATTCAATCCGCGCATAGACCCACGATTAAAGCCTTGCTCATTCAGTCGTGCAACAATAGTGGGACGCTTGAATTTGGCGCTTAACTTCATAGCTAGTAGACCATTTAATTCCGAGGGGAATGTATCTTCTTCGTCCAGACGAACAAACAAAATTCTGTTTTCCAACAAATCATACTTATGAATTTTGATTTCAGTTCTATCCATAGCGGTTTCCAAAGATTTATTTTGACGATTGCGCGCGTTGCTACATTCACGTGCGGCTTCAACACCAGCTCTTTCCATAGTTCCCTTCGCTCCACGCTTGCCACTAGGAATCATTTTATCGCCATCTAAGAAAGCTTCAAACAGTCGACACTTTTCATCCATGGTGCCAACACGAATCATCGCATTGACCAGAGGGACAATGTAAAAAGCTACGCTAATGGGATTCATAGCGTCAATCAGCTGTTGTTTGCTAGGACTCATCGCACCAGTAATAGAATAAGCCTGCTTCTCCATGAGCGCCCATAGCAACTTGTTATTAATATTCTTTAATCCTTCCTTTACGATATAACGATTTTCCAACTCAAGCATAGAACCCATATCGCCAATGATACCCCAGGCTGCTAAGTCCATATACTTGTCAGCAAAAGACTTGCCCAACTTTAAATCAAGATAACGGCAGAACTGATATACAACTCCTGCGCCGGTCAATTCCTTGTTCTTATATCGAGGAGAAAGCTGGTTGTTAATAACTACGGCATTTTCACTTAGTTCTGTATCTGTAATGTGATGGTCAAGAACTAAAACAGAAGTACCCAAGTCACTCAATTGTTCATGATAAACATAATCATTACTAGAAGAGTCGGGTAGAATGATTAACCCGTAATGTTCTCCGCCCTCTGTTAAATTCTTAATATGATCTTGCAGGCCATGCTATTTACCTTCATGTAAAATATAATCAATCTTGCAATCGGGCATTAAATCTCTCAGATAATTATACATGATAGTAGCAGAAGTAAAACCATCATTATCAGAGTCAACAACAATCAGAATTTTCTCATCCTGCGCAAGTACTCCTATGAGCAGGTTGGCGCCTCGCTCTACATTTTCTAAATCAGTGGGAGGTTGTAGGAACTCTCTGCCAGGATTGTAATAATCTTCTGGATTTTCAATACCACGAGCCTTCAAAAGTGAATCTACATAATCTTTCTTAAAGTTTGTGTTAATCAGTTTGGTCTTCATTTAACAATTACCCTCTTATCTAATAGTTTCAAGAAAATTTCTTCTCCTTTATCTGTAGGAGAATCCTTTAAATCAAGCAAACCTTCCCTATCATAGATAAAAGAGAAGTTGCAATAATTTTTATATTTTTGACAGATATTCCATAATTTGTTGAAATACTTATCCTCTCCAGGAAGCTCTTCTTTATCAAAGCACAAAACAATATGCGCTGGATGGCAATGCCTCATAAGAATGTTTAATTGATATTTATTAAAATTACTTCCACATACTGCCGCAGAACAATTTGGTATTGAGAAGCCTTCCATCTGTAAAACAGACTTTTCACTTTCAAATAAAAAACAAATTCCGCTTTCTTTAATATCAAATTCTGTCATATGTAAGCCATAAAGGTTCATAGAAAGTGGATGTTTGTACCAAGTATTTTCAATGCGTATTGGTGCATACTTACCAACATTTTCTACTTCCCACTCATTCAATGCGCGACCTCTAATTCCAACAAGACGGCCATCAATATCATAATGAGGAATAATAATTTTATTCTGAGAAATAGAATAGGAAATATCAAAATCATCCATAGCTTCTTTTGTTATACCATCGTTCAACCATTCTGGAGGATAATATTTAACAAAACAATCTAACACATTTGGCGAATATTCTGGAAGTTGAACTTCTTTTCGTACGACAGAATAGCGCTCTTTTAAACTCTTATAAACTGGTTTAATAAATCCTTCTTTTTGCTTAAAAGAAGAACAATTACAAACCACTTCATAGATATCTTGATACCAGTCGTATTCTATCTGCCTTTCTTCGTAATAAGTACGAAGAAATTTAAAAATAGACATACTTCCACATTCTGTATAACAAACGAACATCTTGTTCTTTTTGTAAAAATATAATTTCATTGACGCTTCACTAGATTCCAAATTATGACAGATGGTGGGAAAGATTACAAAATCTTCCCTATCATCGTACCTGTCGGCGCCAAGTTCTGTCATCAAATGAATTATAGAATCGGTATTTAAATTAGAGATTATCTCAGCATAATCCATTTAGCCAATCAACCTTTCTTTTAATTTCAATCAGTTCATCGCTTTCAAAATCACTGATATTATATTCATCACCAGTACTAAAATCATTGATAACAACCAAACGAGAATCAGTTAAAAACAAATCATCTCGCTTCATTGTACCCAAATCAACAATAGACCAAATACGTACTTGTGTCCACTCACCACTTCGAACTTTAAAAATATCAGTTACCAGATTTGGCTTACCATGAACAGCAATAATTGGTTCGAGAGTTTCTAACTCTTCCTTAGTAGGACGAGCCATAATCGCACCATTATCTGCTTTGTTAATTGTTGAACGACCACCGGCCAGAGAAGATTCATTCCTAATATTTATGTTATTATCCACATTTGCATTAACCTGTGTAGAAGTAAAAACACAGACATCCAATTCAACAGCCAAATCCTTTAAGGCGGTTGCCATCATCAATAGAACTTCATCATTACGGACACCAAAACCACGGAACTCGTTAAGAAGCGCAGGTCCAATAAAGATGTAGTCATAAAATACATAACCAATATCATGCAACAAAACTTTTTCGCGTACTTTGGTTTTTACTAAATCAATAGTTGGATTAGGAATACGAATCAGAATAAAATTATCTGCATAATCCTTCATAATCTGTTTACCTTGCGCGATTCGTTTCTTTTCTTCTTCAGTAAAACGTCCGTACTTAAACTTAGATTCATTTATATCAGTTAAGTATGCCAAAATCATTTTTTTAATCTGAATATCAGTCTGCTCTGTGATAATAAACAAAATTCGCTGATTGTTGCCTTTTTGTTCCCAAGAAGCAGTTTTGCTATTGTATCTTATAGGAAAAGCAAGAATACAAGCGTCTGCTACAGCATTTCTTGTTTTACCAGTACCACTCGCACCAGAGCGAATGGTCAGACAAGAACGCTGTGCTCCATCAATAATTCTACTGAAAATAAAACCTTGAATTGGAAGTCCAACACTTCCTTCTGCGCCGAAAGATTCGACAAGCTCGTCAATATCATCACCGATATTCCATTCTTGAACTTCTTCAGTGCCCGCATAATCAGATTCCAAAACCAACAATCTCTTCTTAACCGCAGTAATAATATCGCTGATGGTTAGTTCTTCAAACCGCTGATTAATTTCCATTGCATTCGCCGCAGTTAAATCTTCTTGATAAAATTCACTTACGGGAAAGTTCTGTTTCTTTAAATCCCTGAGCAAATTCAGTTTCTTTAGTTTGGTATAATAATAAGGAAAGTTCTCTATATTAGAGAACTCTTCAATATCTTGCAAATACTCAAGACCATTCTGCTGTTCATATAATTTCTTTGCCGCATCATTAGCTTCAAGATAACTTTCAATATCTAAAGCCGTAATCTTTTGCGCGCCACTACGCCATAAACCATTTATAGCATTGAAAATATATTTCTCGAACTTAGTTGAAAAGTCTGAGATAGACAAGCTATACTTATCAACCTCACTTAAAAACTGAGGGTGTTTCATCAGAGAACCAAGAACCTGCTGAATGGTTCCCTTGTTTGTCATTCATCGTCCTCCATATCTACTTCTGCTAACATCTCTGCCGCAGTTTTTACTTGCCGCTTTTTTCTCTTCATCTTTACTTCAATAATATTTTGGTTCTGAAATTGACGAATCTGTTCTTCAATTGCGGCAACGATATTCTTATCTCTTTGGTTTCTTTCTCCCCAATAAGCTGTTGCATCTTCATATATATGTGGAACAATTCCAATGCCGCCTTCGCTCTTGTCGACTAAGCCACCACATATTTCATAAAAATATCTAACAGTAAAATAGATACCTTTGGGTGTACGTCCATCCCTTTCTACAAATTTCTTCCACTGAGAATTAAATCTTTTATAATCAAGACTAATTTTTAAATCTCTTTTAAGATAATCTTGTACAGCAGTTTTCCATACAACTTCATCTGCCTCAAGTTCTATTCCCTCTTTTCCAATTTGTCCTTTTTTCTTAGCAAAATCTTCATAGCATTTTTTATGGTAATAGAATCTTTTAACTGGTTGTACCCAATAAACTCCTTCTACTAAATCTGGGTCCAATCTGTTAAATTTTTGTTTACAAACTCGACACTCAACCATAGCTTTTGCCATTAATCGCACCACCTTTTCTAGCCTTATTTTCCTACATATATTATATCATATTTTTTGTAAAAAGTCAAATTAGAAAAAGCCACCCTTGAAACCAAGGGTGGCGTAATTAAAAGGATTAGTCCTTTAACATATCTCTCATATCAAGAACAACAAGGTTAAACAAATCAACCTGGTCTTCTGTGATTTCAGACAGCTTCATGGGACGACCAAAAATAATCTCAACCTTTTTCAAGATAACAGGAGCATTTTCGGGGTCTTTCTCCACAAGGACAGTCCACAATTCAGAGGCTTCCGCGCGAATTGCTTTATAATCCAATTTCTCAAATGTATCAAGAGGTGCTGTATCAGTAACAACTGCGCCATTTTCTTGCTCTTTATCGATTGCTTGGCCCAGAGCCTCTAAGAACTCATTATAGCCAAATGGAATTCGAGGAGCAAGATATTTATATCTGGAACCTGCAACAATGGTGGGAGTAGAACGAGTCTGAATCCAACGATGACTTTCACCATGCTCATCCCAAGTCTGAGTGATGACACCGATAATATCAACCAGGCCATTAACAATCTTTAAGCAACGATTGTTTAAGTCAGGCTTATATCCAGTGATTTCACCATTCTCGTCAGAACTTTCCTTTAAGTGGCAAGTCATAATTAGGCCATAACCCATCATAGTAATCTTGCGGAGCGCGCTATCAAATTCCTTGGATAGAGCAGCATAACCGCCACCATAAGGGATGTCACCAATCTTTTGCACACCATTCTGGGCGCAAATAAATTGTTCACACAGGTCGTAAGCAATTGCAACTGTATCAACACAGATGGTTGAGAACTTGGCTTTTGCTTCTGGTTTTTCCAACTGACGAAGAACTAACTTGAATGTACTCCAAGTATCAATCTTCTGAATCATGGCGCCAGGTCTTGCATTGGTACCAATCTCAAATGCCAACACTAAAGCATCAGGCGCCATAGTACAAAATTCAGTTTTACCAATCTTAGGTGCGCCAGCCAGGAGCAGGTATTTCGAGCGTAAATCTCTCGAAATAACCTACGGCTGAATGGCTAAAATATCAATAGCCATTTACGTTACCTCCATTAGAAGCCCAGGTCAGCCATAGACTTCTTTGCGGCCTTAGGAGCAGTCTTGCTTTCCTTAGCCTTCTGCTTTGCCTTCAGTTCAGCCAAACGAGCCTGACGATCTTCCAAAGCGCTATGGATTTCATCCATATCAAAGGCAAAGTCACCCTCCAAAGGAGTCTGAGAACCACCAGTGATAATCAGCTCGCTGACAGAAATAGTCTTTCTCTCAATACGAGGCTCACCGAAGTCGACCTCAACCATCTTCTCCTCAGTCTTAGAGGTAAAGTTCAGCTTACCATTAATCTTAACGGTATCGCCCTGCTCCCAGTAAGAAGAAACAGCATCAATAACGTTAGGACTGGTAGCGAAGAAATCAATTACATCAACGATACCGCCGTACTGAGGCATGATACCACGAATCTTATAGCGATTGGGAATTTCCACGCCATCCTTATCGGTTTCATAACCCATGCTACCAACTGCAAAAATAACAGAGAAAGTAGCTTCAGGGGTGAACTTACTCAAATCGGTAATCTTGGTTACGAAAGAAGCATTGATACGGGGGTAAGAGTTCAGATTACCAGTCTGGCCGTAATATTCATTCATACGAATCTGCGCGCCAGTAATACGAACACGGTCTGCGGCATCGATACCAACTGCAGCGATACTCTTATACTCGTTCATTACGCGCTCAATAGAAGCGTAAGCAGGATTAGCAGTACCCTTATTAGTCAGCTTATTGGCAAACATATATACAGGGATATCCAGTTCGGATTCCTCGCCATTCAGCATCTGAGTAACACGAACCTTGATGGAACCGCCAATCTTTTCGACAGACTTACCATCTTTCATATAACTACCTGTCTCCAGGTCAATCTCGGACAGAATACCCTCAATCTTTACAGAATTTTCCTTAGACTCTAGCATTAAGTTTATCTCCTTGTTTTGTTTAAAGTTTCATTTAAAGTTTCATTTGCTGATAAAAATGTGGGGCTTAAAGCCCCACTATTAAAATCAGTCCTCAGAGGGAACAAAGGTCTTGCCGGCTTCGGTCAGAACAACATAGGTGATGTCCTTTGCATCCTCGCCTTCACCCTTAACCTTCTCACGCATAGCCAGGCCCTTCTTCTCAGAGCACAGGTCGGTAACGTTAGCGTTAACAGAACGAGGGGTACGGTTCAGACCAGCAGCCAGTTCCTCGATGGAAACACGACCACCGTTCTCCTTGATGTAATTGTAGACTTCCATAGACTTTTCAGTTAGCTTCATTGTGATTTTCTCCTTGTCAATTCGACTTTTTGTTTTGTTTTAATTTATTTAGAAGCGAGTTATCTCTCACTTTCTATAAATATTATACCAGAAAATCTTTTTATTTTCAAATTTTCTGAGCCAATAATTTTGAGAAAGAAAATTTACTAGGCCGTTCAATCATAGAGGAGGTTCAACTTTCTTTCTCTCAATCATTGTATATATATTATATCAGAAAATTTATAGATTTTCAAATTTTAATAAAGCGAAATTCCAATAATTTTATCTGTTTCGGAAATTTTGATTGCTTTCGCGCCCTGTGTTACACGGCTTAAAGTGGGAACATCATTGATAGACAATTTAATACAGGATTTACTAGATGCAACTAGAATTTCTGTTTCTGCACCAAGAGATACAAAATCTGCCATAAAATCCTTACCGGTTAATTTGTGAATCTTTGCTCCCTTAGTATTTTTACCTTGTACAGTGAATTCACTAATAGGAGTTTTCTTAAACAGACCAGAGGAAGTAACGGAAATGATATACTGAGCATCAGGTTTAATAGGATAAGCACAACATACAGCATCTCCATCATTTAACTTAATTCCACGAATACCCTTAGCAATACGTCCAATAGGACGAATGTCTTTTGTAGTAATACGAATGAAATTACCGAATTCTGTCATGATACCAACATCTTCGTTATCAATGAACAAAATAGAAGCAATTTCATCGTTGCTATCTAGGTTAATTGCCTTTAGACTACCAGAGCGTTTTAAGTTGTATTCAGACAATTCAGATTTCTTTACAAATCCATTTTTGGTGAAGAATACAATATTCTTTTCTGCTTTTCTCTTGTTAAAGGAAGAAATAGCAACGATTCTTTCCCCTCCAGATAGGCCGAATAGAGATTCAATAGCAACTCTTTCTCCCACAGGTAGAGCGGCCGCTGGGTAGTGGTAGAAGTCTCCACTGTGAGTGAAGAAAGCAATTTCTTCATTAGATTCAATTTGTTCTGAGTGGATAACATATTCGCCGGCTTCCAGCTTTGCTTTACTTCCAACTCCACCGCGCTTTTGCTTATAAAGAGTGGAAACCTCTGATAAGTAAAGATTATTTCGATTCGTCATAGAAATTTGGAGCGAACGAATTTCAGTTGGCTCTTCATCTTCTTTTGCAATGTTAATAATCTTCGTTCTACGAGCATCACCAAATTTATCAGCTACTTCACGCCATCCCTTTTTGATTTCTTCTTTGAAAAGTTCCTCATTATTAAGAATCTTTTCAATGGCTTCTGCTTTAGCTACTAATTCAGTTCTTTCATTTTCCAGCTTCTTAACTTCAAGATGAGCCAAACGACTTAACTTCATATCAAGAACTGCTTTGGCTTGTACTTCATCAAGCAAGAAGTTAGCCTGCAATGCGGTTGATGCGGCCGCAGTAGAAGCAGAATTACGAATAGTTTGAACAACTTCTTCGATTCGTGCCATACAAATCAGTAAGCCGTCAATGATATGAATACGACTTTTAATCTTGTTTAAATCAAATTCAAAGGCTCTGCGATATACTACTCTCTCATGGTCAATATGCGCCTGAAGCATTTCTTTCCAGCCGAAGACACGAGGAAAGCGACCATTATCTAGCATAGTAAAGTTAATACCATAATGATACTGCAAGAAAGTATTCTTATACAAATACTTCAATACCTTATCGGGATTGGCTTTCTTTGCTAAGTAAATTTTAATCAGCGGAGTGGAACCGGTAAGGTCATTAAATCTTTCAATACCAGGATTATCCTCACCATTTACTATTTCCTCAAGCTGGCCGCAAATAGTGTTAGTATAAACGCCATAGGGAATTTCAGTTACTACAAAGCATCTTTCCTTGGAATCAAATTCAACAACACTTCTTAACTTACAAGCAAAGCCAGTGCCTTTTTTCATAGATTCCTTTACATCAGATTCATTATATAAGATGGCGCCGGTAGCAAAGTCCGGAGCGCAATAGATTTCATCAAAATCACAATCTGGATTATCAATAAGATGAATAAGAGCGTTGTTTAGCTCTTTAATATTGTACTGAGGGACAGAACAAGCCATACCAATACCAATACCACTGGTACCATTTACAAGATTGTAAAATCCCTTTGTAGGAAGCACTCCAGGATATTGCTCATTGTCAGCATAGTTATCACGCCAATCATCAATAGTATTTTTATCAATATCAGCAAATAAAAATTTTGCCAACTTAGACAGACGAGCCTTGGTATATCTTTCTGCTGCCCAGTTTCCAGAGGAAAGTAGGGTACCAGCATTACCTCTTACTTCAACAAGAGGATAGCGCATAGCAAAACTCTAACCGG